CTGCATAAAGAAGAGTAGCCTTAGGGCTGCTCTACCTTTTTTTACACAACACAAGCCCTTCGGGCACACAACACAAGAGTAAGACAGATAGGGTAGGAAAGATTACTCACTACGTGAGGAAGATGGTGAGAGGAGTGTGAATATAGTACTTTTCAAATACTTTATTCCACATTATCTCTCTATCCTTAACCCTTACTACATGAGACTAAACACTATGAATACCCTTAAAGCTACTATCGCTGTACTCGCTGTCATTGCTATCAATACACTAGTGATACATCTACTAATAGAAGAAGCTCATAAAGATATGCGTACTTATAAAGAAGATATGAAATGTATCCATGTCCTTGTATCACAAGGGATAGAACGTAAAGATATTACTCAAGTAAATGGTGTATGTACTGTAGAAGAAGACATCTACTACAAGTCTTAATACTACTATAGAAGTATACTAATACTTCTACTAACTACTAACCCTATACTCTATTACTATGGATATAGTCTTTAATGGCTATACCTATACTAATACTTAACCCCGAAAATATCCTACCCTCTATAACCTAAATCAGGAATCAAAATGAAATTAAGACTGTTCAACATGTACACCTCAGGTACTTCAGGTACTTCATGCTTAGCTTTACTTAGTGAGCATGATACCTTCCGTTGGATAGGTGAACTCGTCTTTAATGTTGATGCAATGCTAAAGAACATCAACCGATGCCGTTCAGCCTTAGATATACCAAATAGAACAAGCGAGCCTTATCACGCAATGGTAGAGGCTGGTGGATGTGTCACTGCTTTGGAAACTGTTCACATCATTGGTGACTTCAAAGACATTAATGAACTAACTCAGTGGATACAAATGCAATACCTCATGGATGATGTATCACATGAGACCTTTAAAACCATCACTAAAGAGAGTGTATAACATGCTAATGAACATCTGGTTACTAATCAAATTACCTTACAACATCATCCGTATTATCTGTCACTACATTGAATGTGGTGCACAGTCTATCGATACAATAGCTGATGCTGAAGTGAAACGTAAAGAAGCACGTGCTGAACGTGAAGAATCACTACGTGATTAAAATGAATAGAGCATACATGTTGTGTGCTCATTAATAAGGAATAGATATGTACTCGTTTATTTATACTGCACCTGAAAAGAATATCACTGCACAAGCTATCTCATTTGATGAGTTCAATGTGTTAGTAGATGATCTAGAACAGATTGAAGATGAGCAAGAGCTAGACTTTAATTAAACCTATCCTATAAAGTAATAAGGTAATAACTATGAATATCTCCCCTAAAGTAATCCGCATGACTAACCAAGCTAACCAATCTGTACGTGTTCAGTCACTACGCAATGGTAGCATCACTGTAAGTGTATATGGTGTTGGTGGTGATACTGCACAGTCAGGCAATCAAAAGCAACTTACTGCTGTGTGTCGTAAGTTCGGTATGACTAAGAAATCTGTACTTGAAGCACTACAGGACTAGCTACTATGTTAAATAACTACAACAAAGACGCTCTAAGTAAGCTTAGAAAGGCAATTCAAGACGCTAAACGTAAGGCAGGTAAGTAATGATTCACTATCAATCAATGCAGTTCTCTACTATACAAGAGTTAATGTTATACCTAGACGAAACTGTGTTCTATGGTCGTACTCACGTGTATGACGCCTTCTGTGGCATGTAGTACAAACTATTAAGCATCCGTAAGGGTGCTTAACTCTTTACACAAAGATCAAGAGCGTGTCCTACGCATTAAATCACCTCTCTATGCCAAGATAGAGTGTTATCAAGCACTACGTGCTTAAGATGATGCGCTGTTGCATCCCCAATTCAATTTAAATAGGTACAATATTATGGCTCGTAAAACTTCAACTACTCGTTCAACTACTAACTCTAACTTCAAACCTGCTGATGCATTCTTGCGTCTTGAGGTTGTTGATACAGAGGGTAACAAGCACCGTCTACCTAAAGACATGGCAATGCACCTTGAGAAGCACATCCACGAGATGATGATCAATGCTCAAATGGCTGCTGATGAGAAAGGTTCTGAACCAGTCGAATTCAAGCTGGTTGGTACAGTGCATGTTGTAGACAATGCTCCAAAAGGCGATGTTAAATTCGCATAACAATACGTGGCATGCCTTAGGGTGTGCCACTCTTTTATACAAGATAGGAAAATCACAATGACTAATGCAAACCATTTAAAAAACGTTAAAGACTTGGTCGCAGCTGGTGTGAGCTACGAAGCTTACGTTAAAGCGTGCGTGACGGTAAATGTAGAACCTTGCCACGTAAAGTTCTATAAATAAATCAACGGAGAGATAGTATGTTCCCTAATAAACATAACGCAGTATTCGCCAAGAAGATGTGCATGATGAGTGTGTACCAATTGGAGTGTGAAGTACGTGTCTGTGAAAGGCAGTTAAAGCTTCCTTTCCTTAGAAAGGATACCTACGATTGGGGCCCTGGTGTAGGTAAGTACCACTATTCGCATAAAACCCGTATGGCCTTAGTTAAGTGTATTCCTATGTGGGCTGAACGTATCCTGTTAATTGAAGACTACCTGCCAATGGCTAAGTTGATGGAAGACTAATGAGACTAATACTATTATATGACAAGGTCGACTGGTACACGCCTTGGATGCTCATCGAGGTGGATGAACTCGACATCGTAGTTCGTTGGACATCCTGGTGTACATCTATCGATGAGGTGTCAGAGACTAAGTTACATGAAACCGCTGAAGAGGATCCAGTCCTTTTATCTGAGTTAATGCGTTATGAGGTGAAAGCTGAAGCTAAACACCTTGATGAGATTAAACTACTACTACTGTTGGAGTATTGATATGCAGAACCAAGAGTTAATGAATGTGTTAGTTGGGTTACGTGACCTAATTAAAATGGATAACAGCAAAACATTGCACATTGGCGGGGAATATTTGGTAACCGAAACCGTGTTTGGCGATAATGCGGCTACTCTACCTAATCACATTAAAGATGAGTACCCTGAGCTTAATTCACTTCTAGATGAGGCAGACTATTTAGGTACTGTTGAAACTGCTATTGATCAGCTAAAACTACTTGAGCTACTGGAGAGTTAATATGTTTACATTGTACCTCGAACCTAAGGGTAAAGAGATTAGACAGTTCCGTGTATACGCTCCAAGTGGGGCTATGGTGTGCGCTAGTAGAAACAGAGCGTTTAACGCTCTGTGGTTAGACCGTTATGATGCGCACTTGAGTGGTAAGTGTGAGCGATTCCAATTTACTAATATGTCACGGCCTTCAACAGAGTGTGAATTCTTAGGTGAGTATGATTCACGTGAAGATTTAGTGAATGCAATTGAGATGTTTGCACTGATGGAAGATGTACCTTACTACGACTAAGAGGTAAACCATGAAATATGAGTTCTATAAGGACGAGTCAGATCCAGTAACACCGTACAAGGTAATATGTGGTGACACGGCATGTTGGTACTCAGTTACTGACTTCGAGCTAGATCTACACTACGTGTGGAACAGGGATAAACACCATATCGATGAGTTTAGCCCTACCATCCTCACCTTCCTTGGTGAGTTTGATACCCTAGATACATTAAGAATGCTTCATTTATTAGAGGAATAACCCATGAAAAATATCGTAGACGTACAAGTAGCAACTGAACTTTCATTGAGCAAAGCAGGCATCCGTACTCGTTTAGAGAACGAGATTGCACGTGACCCAGAGCTGATGGAAGTTATGTTTGAAGCCTCAATGGCGCTATATCGTTGGAGTGCTGAACATGATATGGACTTAGGTGATGAGCCTAGTCTTGTGGTACACGAAGCAATGCTATTAGTAATGGCCTTGGATGAACGTCGTGAGTTGATTAGCGCTATTGCCGGTCAACTAGCACACCTGTATGGAAATATGGATAAGGCAGACGCTATTGAAATGGCTTGTCGTGTGTTAGTGGTTCTGGCCGATGCAGATCTATTCGACCTTGAGCATAGCGAGTATGAGTCTGAAGATGAAGAGACTGGTCAGATGATTACTGAAGAGTACTGGTACATTACTAACCCTTGGGAAGTAAGTAAGACCACGAGCCAACTGATTCAACGTGCTATGTTCCTTCCACCTATGGTGTGCAAGCCTGCAATGCTTACTCATAACCGTAGTACACCGTACATGACAGGTGAAGAGAGATCTCTGATCCTAGGTAAGTTCAACCACCACGATGGCGACATCTGTCTGGATACATTGAACATTGCTAATGGTGTAGCACTTAGCTTGAATGTGGACATGCTTAAAGGCATTACCGAATCAATCCTGTTGCCACTGAAGCTTCAAGTGAAGTTAAAGCAAGACCCTAAGCGTAAGGAACAGTATGACAAGTTCATGCGTGACTCTGCTGAGGTGTACAGCTACTTGGTTAAGAACGGTAACCGCTTCTACATGGCACATAAACCTGATAAGCGTGGACGTAAGTACGCTTCTGGCTACCATGCAAATACGCAAGGTGATGTGTTCCGTAAGAGCATCGTTGACCTGCATGTTAAGGAAGTTGTGGATGGATTCTAGAATACCTGCACTTATTGAGTTATTGGAGCTGAATGGTAGAGGTAAACTCTGCCGGATATTAGCCTGCAAAGACGTTGAATGCAGTAAGTGCCCTTTCAATGGTGAAAAAGACTTTGACGACTTAATCGACTTACTTAATACCTATGAACTGCTGGAGAGTTAAAATGCTTAAACTATACAGAGATCTAAATGATCACCAACTACCTTGGATAGTGGTATCAGATACTCAATGGGGCAATTGGAAAGGCACCATCGAAGCTGCTGTGGATTCATACGAAACAAACCTTGCTGCCGAGGGTGTGCGAGGTGAAGATCCTTATGTACAGAATAATATAAGAGTTGAGGCTGAAGGGCTTAACACCGAAGAACTTAAACTAATGATGGTATTAAATGGCTAAACGTAATCAAACTATCTTGGCTCACTTCATTCGAGACTACAATCTTGAAGTTCGTGAACCTAACGATGTCCAAATACATGAGTGGTCTAATTACATAGCTACATACTATTCACGTTACCACCGCAAAGCATTCAAACCTTTGTACGATCTGTTAATGACAGCACGTGAAGTAGTCAAAATGGAGAGATTATTAGATGAGTAACCTAACTGAATCCTTTGAAGATACTTACCTGCGTTACCGTAAACCGGTGACGTTAGGTGATGGAACTAAATCAGTGTTCAAATACTTGGGAGTGCTGGAAAACTTAGAGCGAGAGCTTGAGACTCTCCGCAATCCCAATAAGGTTAAACTAATGAAACAGCGTATTGCGTACGTAAAGATGAGGGAGATAATGGATGAGTGACCCTACAGAACCAACAGCAGCAGAAATGTTAGAGTGGTTGATCAAGCTTGGACGTTTAGATGATGCAAATCTCTTGTTCCGTATCACCTCAGACGGGAATGGTCAGAACATGTGCACTCACTGTAGTTATGGGGATGGCTCCCCAGATACTTGCGGTAAGTGTATGTTTGTAGGTTATGAGGAGAGATACCGAAAGTTTGAAAAACTACTACCAATGATCAAGATGTTGGAGACTGTTGATGATTAGTGTGTATATGAACGGTATGGGTAGTATGTTTCTACTTGTACATAACAATAAAGCGTGGTGGTACAACCCTGTTAATGCTAGTGAAAATTACGTGCCCGACTCTAAGAGTTGGTGGAGCCGTGATGTGGAGTACTCCATAGGAACGTGTACTCACCTATTCGATGTTGACGCTGTTAGCGATATTCTACCTGTATATGAGATAGAGATTTTATTGAATGATTGAACCGAACCAAAAGCAATACCTATGCCCCATGTGTGAGGGTGACATGCTACATAAACGTGAGAGTGGAGTTAATAGGGACTACAGCTCTATCTCATGTAAGAACGAGAACTGTGACTATTACCAAATGTCATGGGATGTGGCTACTCTTGAGAGCTACCCGATAAACCAAGAGCAGCGACTGGTGGAGATACTTGAAGATGTTTAAACTGTACCGTGATACAGAGAGCGGGGACACCATACCTTATGCAATAGATACTGGTAAGGGTTTAACCCTAATTCTACGTGCCCGAAAGAATTAGGGGCAAAGGTTATAGCTGAGTATGAAAATTTGGAAGTAATGAAACTGGAGATGTTGTTAGAAGTTTAGAAACACTACGTGTTTAAAGAGGTGTCATGTCGGCACCTCTCTCATAAATAGGAAAGTATTATGATCAAGTTAAATGGTAAGCAAGCTCTATTCATCGATGTAGCAAACAACTTCGGCCTTGATAAGAAAGAGTTCGAGATGCGTCTAGCATTCACCGAGAAGAATATGGATAAACTGGAAGAGATGGTACTGGATGCTGATGAACCAATCGCATTCATGAAGTCTGTAATGGCACTGCGTGATGCGCAAGCTGGTAAACCTTCTGGTCACTTGGTTGAGTTTGATTCAACTACATCTGGTGTACAGATCATGTCAGCCCTGACTGGTTGTTACACTGGTGGTCTATGGACTAACCTAATTGACCCTTCAAAGCGTTACGACTGCTATACCGAAGCATTCAAAGCTATCCTTGCCGGTCTTAAGTCAGCAACTGAACTAACACGTTCAATGGCTAAGAATGCTCTAATGACGTACTTCTACGGCTCTACAGCAGAGCCTGAGAAAGAACTAGGCGCAGGTTCAATCCTACTGGACGAGTTCTACTACATGTGTAGTAAGAAGCTTAAAGGGGCTTATGAGTTACGAAATGACCTGGTTGAAGTGTGGGATCCAGAAGCTGAAGAGTATATCTGGAGACTTCCTGATGGATTCAAGGTAGTACTTCGTGTGGTTAACTCACGTATGGAAGAGATCTATATTGATGAACTTGGGTATACATTCCACCAAGAGTTCAAAGAGGTTGGTACTCGTGACCATGCTGTAATGCTAGCTGCTAACGTAGTTCACTCTATCGATGCGTACATGGTACGTGAGATGCACAGACGTTGTAACTACACTGCATTCGAGAATGTAACCGGCCACAACCTACGTAATATTGCTGATAAGTGTCAGATTGCCCTAATGCTTAATACTAAGTCACTTGAACCAATCGACCTATCTATTCCAATGAGCCTTCGTACTGCATGTGAGATGGATTTCGAAGAGTCTAGCTTCGAAGAGATCTACCGCGCTAACAAAGTAATCAATGACGTACTTAGCCGTAAGTCATTCGAATTGGTTACTATCCACGATGCGTTCAAGAGCCTGCCAAACCATGTGCAATCAATGCGTGAGCATTACCGTGAGATTCTAGCTGAATTAGCAGAGTCTGATCTACTAAGCTCTATCTTCAGTGATCTAACTGGTGAAGAGGAAGAGTACGCTAACGTACGCAACGGTCTAACTAAGACTGAGATGGCTGCATACATTCGTAAGAGCGTATACTGCATTTGTTAATCAATAGGGGCATTTCGGTGCCCCACTTTAAGGATAAGATATGAAACGTTTATTAGCACTGCTCCTAGTACCTGTACTGAGCCAAGCAACTGTAATATGTGACACTGTAAATGCACCTTACCTAGTTAAATTAGAGGGTGACTCCATCACTTGGATGGAAAGAGGTAAACCCACTGAGCACTATAATGTAGCTGCACACCTGAACAATATAGCTAGTTCGTATGCGGAAGGTACTGCGGTAATGGTGCATCACATAGATGGTCACGCTACTGGCGTGTCTAGAACTGTTATTGAAGATGGTATTATCAAATCAAACGTACACTTTGACTGTTGGGATTAAGATATGAGATATGAACTGTGGGTGGATGATGGTGATATGCGTTATGTAATCAAGCATCCTGTAAAATTTATGTGGTTAGATGAAGAACCTAGAGATCTTGAGTATGAATTAAATTATTGGGAGGACACTGCGGATGAGCTTTGTGTTCACGAAATGGAGTCACTGTTGAATGTTTAAAATTTACCAGTCTGAAACGCAGGTGGGCATGTATCTAATAATTGAGGTAGCACCTCCGGCACGGGCGTGGATAGTGTCCAATGTCCATTCGGTAGAGTTAGGTAGGGAATATTGCATTGAAGCCCGAGCTATGGGTAATCTGCTAGGTGTTGAACCCACCTACCGTGAAGCACTCGCCTATATTAGGATGAGTCTTCTAATGGAAGATTTATAATTGGAGCCTTCGGGCTCCTTTTTTGGAGAACAAAATGAAAGACTATTTAAAACCCCACCACTCACGGTGGCACAACATGATGCAACGCTGCTACAACCCTGATGCAGTCAACTATAAGTATTATGGTGGTAAGGGCGTAACAGTATGTGAAGAGTGGCATGACTTTACTACCTTCGCTAAGTGGTGCGACGACAACAACGTTGATGGCAATGACATCGACAAGGATGCAAGTAGCAGTAATGTGTATTCACCTGATACCTGCACTGTTGTATCACATGCACGCAATATGGAAATCACCCATGCTCGCTATTGGAAGATACAAGCTCCTGATGGCACAGTGCATGATGTGTATAACCTAAAGAAGTTTGCACGAGACAACGGCCTCAATAACTCAGCTCTGTATGAGGTGATGAAAGGTAAACGTGGTCATCACAAACAATGGAGAAAGGCGTAAGCCTTTCTTTTTTTCTTAGAGCACACAAAGATCAAAAGCATTCACTTCGTTCACTAGTGGATTTTAGAAGATTCTAGGTAAGATAGCCTGCTTCTAGTGGAGTTCTAGGAATGGTTGGAAAAGCTTTGAGAAGAATTTAAGTGGAGTACAGGAATGTCAGATAGACTAAAACCTACAGTGGCCGGTGTAGGCTACTTAGGTGAAGGGGACTACCCTGCCACTAACAGTAAGGGGCAAAGCGTCAAATGCTACGCGATGTGGCGCAACATGTTAGCACGTTGCTATGTGGAACATGACCCAGCTTTTAGATGGTATGGTGGCAAAGGAATCACAGTGTGTGATGAATGGCACTGCTACCAAACCTTTGCTGCGTGGGTAGCTAAACACTTCATTGAAGGGTATCAGCTCGATAAAGATACTAAGGTGCCAGGCAGTAAAGTATACAGTCCTGACACTTGTACATTCATAAACGCTAAGGCTAATAGTATAGCAGCCTCAGCAAAGCATTACGTATTCCTCGACCCTAAGGGTAATAGAGTAGAGATATATAATCTCCACCAGTTCTGTAAGGATCATGGATTACATACAGGTCACATGAGTGACGTTCATAACTCTAAGAACCGTAGCCACAAGAAGTGGACGAAAGCTTAGATAATTAAAGAGTATGAGATAGTCTATGCAGTTTTTTATAGTGATGGTAACAATAGCAGCAGTGCTTTTACCTGTTTTCTGGGTAGCACTTTTAGGGTTCAACAGTTGTGGCGAACCAGAAAGTCGAATAAATCACAAGCGTTGGGGACTTGTACCTAAGGCAGTGATTGTTACGGATAAAATAACCGGAGATGTGCGTTACGCAGTGCAGGTGTACCGATTATGGGGACTTGTACCTTCTAAATGGTTTCTGGGAGAAACTAGCGGTGATAAAGATTGGGATCTGTGTCATTTACGTAATGCCAGTCGAGTATTCTTTAAAACGTCAGAGGGTGTTACAAAACTATTCAGAAACTTAACCCCACCTGAAGAGCATTTGGATATTGAAACCCGAACGCTCGAAGAGTTAAAAATGGAAGATCTGTTGGAAGACAAATCTTAAGATAGATTAAAAGTATAGGAACAGTCTAATGAGTAAACCATACGGTCACACCTTTGTTATTGGTAAGTTTATGAACTTTCACCAAGCGCATGATTAGCCTTCTGTTGTTGGGTTCATCCCTATCAATTGTTGACGGATTCGAATTAAGAATCTGTCATTACCGCCATGAATCCTTAAATCAGACACTAAATATGGCCATACCTAAAGGCTACAAGTGTCTCCGTAAAATAACCTTAGAGTAAATCTTATGAAAACAGTACTTAAATTAAACCAACTTTCACTATTCACTGGCGCTTCACTGAAGCAAGCTGTAGGCACTACTAGCCGTGCAGGTATCCAACGTATTCGTATCGCAAGCTCACTTAAAGTGCAGCTGAAAGATGAGTACACTTATCCGTCAGGCGCTATCCGTGTTCCTTTAGAATTCAAACTCGCTTATGCAGAGTTATTCGCAATGACTCCACGCAATGAGCGTAAGAGCTTACGTTTATTCTTTAAAATCGGTGAGCGTACACACTACCGTTGGTTGACGGATGCTAAGAGCATTCAAGATGGTACAGCTAGAGTACGTACACATATCCGTCGAGGTTAGTATGCAAATACTTGGTTTTCTGGCCTTCATTGGCTGGATACTCAACATCGTTCAAATCGCTTCAGCTGGTGTAATCACCGGCTGGGTACTTCTTAAAGCCACAGGGGTTCTAGTATTCCCATTGGGAGCAATCCTAGGCTTCATTAACCTTTTAGGTTGATAGTTATAGTCTCTTAGGTCGGTGTACCTAGGGGACTATGCCAATTAATCTATTCTCTCTCGGTAGCTCAGTGGTCAGAGTGCTCCTACCATTTAACTAAGGAGTTGTCGGTGGTTCGAATCCACCCTGAGAGACCTAACACCGGGCCTGAAGCTCATGAGGTATGATCAACAACTTATGGCAGATACTTTAATTGAACTCCAACACCCATACAGTGCTGATTGGAGAAAAGCGTACTTAAACATTAATAGTGACGGGCGTAGAACACTAACGCTGTATAACTCAGATGATGACCGTTCCTCTACACAGTACGCCAGATACTTACTGGCGGTTAAACTAGGTAGGTATCTTACTAAGGATGAAACGGTAGACCATATTGATGATGATAAGACTAACGACGACGTGAGTAATCTTCAATTAATGTCTATGGTGGATAACCTTAAGAAGAGGACAGTGTATTTAGAGGGTTTATGTTTTATTTGCGGCACCACCATTAAACGTGCCAAAGGGTCTGTTAGACCTAAAGCGCGACAGATTGCACTAATACAAGGGCAATCTACATGCGGTAGGGAATGTCGCTCTATTAAAACAAGTCGCACATTAAAGAACGTATAAGGGAAGGGTAGGCGAGTTCGAATCTCCCGAGGCCCACCAATTTAAACCAAGATGTATTAATAAAGGAACATTCAATGGTAAAGCAAGAAATTCAACTGAGTAAAAAGTATGTAACTAAAGCACACAATGCCGAGCAAGCAGGGCATAAGTTTGAGTTACTGTTCCCGCAATTTAAGCGTATGCGTATGCGCAAGACGTGTGCTCTTACTGGTCTTCCAATGACACGTGAAAATTCAACCATCGATCGTCTCGATAATCGCCTTGGATACTTGCCAGCTAACTCAGCGGGTGTACGTAATGACGTTAACCAGTTAAAAGGGCAGATGGAAAAACTAGTCTCGCAAACACCTGACGTAGAGTGGGAACACATCCTACGTATGGTACAACGTACCATGAAAGCTATTAAGGAACAGGAGCATGACAACGCATAAACTCACTGTAGAAGTAGACACGAGCCTGTTCACCCTCAGTGATAAAACTGGACTGTGCATAGCAAATGATGAGGGTGTTGAATTTGAACTGGATACAGATAATGACATTCTTATAACTTGTAAGAATCACTACTTCATAGAAAAAGAAGACTTTGATCTACTTGAACGTGCACGAGGGTTATCAGAAGATGAATGGGACTGCATAAAACTTAACCAACTATTGGAAGATGAATAATGGACTTTAAACCATTCGCACAAGCAATTACTAAGCAACTGGATAAGATGCTTAGACTAGGTCACTTACTTACTGTTGAAGTAAACAAAGATGAAATCTTTGATGCTTACTTGGCAGCATTCCCTCAAGGTTCTAACCCTATCTTTCGTGAGCGTACTGAGCACGACTGTAACTGCTGTAAATCATTCATCCGTAAGGTTGGTGGTGCAGTAGCTTACAATAAGAAGGGTGAGTTGATGACCATTTGGGACATCAAAGTATCTGAACCTGCTTACCAAGCTGTAGCTGATGCTATGGCTGCTTACGTACGTGCACGTAACATCGACACTAAGCTATATGTAGACAACTGCATGATTAGCCAAGCTACATCTATCGATAACTACGATGCAAATATCACTTGGAACCACTTCCACTACAAATTCCCTAGTGCATATGCTCACAATGATCGTGCACGTATGCGTGGTGAGTTCCGTGACATGAAGCAAGGTATCGAGCGATCGGTAACTGAGCTGAACCCTGACAACGTAGCAACAATCTACGAGCTGTGTACTTCAGGTACTCTATACCGTGGTGACGAGCATAAAGCTAAGCTGAACGCATTACTTACTATGCAAGATTCTTACAGCAAAGCTGTGGATAAAGAAGCATGGTTATGGGCACAAGCCCTTAAAGTAGGTCACGCAGGTAACATCCGTTCTACTGTTATTGGTTCACTGCTAATCGACATGGCCAAAGGCGATGATCTTGAGACAGCAGTAGGCAAATATGAAGCTCGTGTAGCTCCTGCCAACTATAAACGTAGTAAAGCACTAGTCACCCCTAAGATGATTAAAGCTGCTCACGATCGCGTAGCGGTCCTTGGTATCCAAGATAGTCTGATGCGTCGTTTCGCTAAGACTGATGATCTTACTATCAACAATGTGCTTCATGCAGATCGTTCAGTAAAAGAGTCTCTTGGTGCATTTGATGTCCTAGGTACTGGCGGTAAGCCTTCTAGCGTTGATCCAACGAAAGCGACTAATATTAATATTGCTGACTTTGTGTCTAACGTGTTGAACAAAACATCTTCTCTTGAAGCGATGTTTGACCGTAAACACACCGGCAACTTGTTTAGTCTTGTGGCTCCAGTTAATGCTGATGCACCGGGTATTCTGAAATGGGATAACAACTTCTCGTGGACTTACAACGGTGAAGTGACTGACTCTATGGCAGAGCAGGTTAAAGCTCATGGCGGTAAGATCGATGGTGATCTACGTTTCTCTATCCGTTGGAATGAGAACAGCCAGTACCCTCGTGACTTAGATGCTCACTGTAAGGGTCCTGCTGGTCACATCTACTACAGTTCTCGTCATGATTCTACTGGCGGTAATCTGGACGTAGATATTGTATCTCCGGGTCACAAGGTAGCTGTTGAAAACATTACTTGGCCTAACGTTAAACGTATGCGCAATGGCGAATACAAATTCCATATCAATGACTTCTCTGGCGGCGGTAACGCTGACTGGGAAGCTGAAATTGAATTTGACGGTAAGATCCATTCGTTCTCAGGTAACATTCCTCGCGGTACCAACAATGTTGATGTAGCTACGGTTACATTGAAAGATGGCGTGTTCTCAATCAATACCACTAAAGGCGGTCAAGCTGCTCCAGGTATTGACCATTGGGGGATTACTACTGGTCAGTTCCATAAAGTTACGATGAGCATGCTCAGCCCTAACTTCTGGGACGACAATGCTGTTGGCAATAAGCACTACTTCTTCGTAATGGAGAACTGTGTGAACCCTGACCAAGCACGTGGACTTTATAACGAGTTCCTAAGCGATGCCCTACATGAAGACCGTAAGGTGTTCGAGCATCTAGGTGCTAAGTTGAAAGCTCCTCACACTACGGACCAAGCAAGTGGCTTAGGCTTCTCTGCTACCAAGCGCGATACTCTAGTGGTACGTGCCGATGGCCGCCTGTACAACATTAGCTTCTAATGTGGTACGTAACCCCTGTAGTTAATGGGTTAGGCGAAAAGGGGTACTATGTATGTAAGAAGAAGTTTATATTCTTCCGCGTTTACTGGTGCCCTTATGCCTCAACTACACCGAGGTGGTTTAGTGATTGGGATCGTGCCCAAGCTCAAGCTGACCACTCAAATGAATACGAAGCACGTAACAACGTGCGTCCAATGTAAGGAACCATAATGGAGAAACTACTAATGGTAAAACTACTAATGGTGGCACTGGCTGAGCGTTATCGCTTTGCCTCTGCAAAAGGAGACCTCACGTTAGAGGACCTGTTCCAACTACCTATGACTCAGTTAAACGATGTGGCTATTCGCCTACACGAACAAGCTGAAGTCAGTACTGTGAGTTTCATTGAGCCTGCGTCTAAAAAAGGTAGTCTTGCTGCAACTAAGCTTCAAATCGTAAAAGAGGTAATCGCATATCGTCAAGAGAAGCGTGATATCAAAGCTACTGCGGTTAAGCGTAAGCAAGAACGTTCTAAACTTGATGAGCTGATTGCTCAGAAAGAAGATGAATCTCTAAGCAACCTGTCGGTTGAAGAGCTTATCGCACTACGCGATAAGGTGTAAAACATAAACGTGAGTCCAGTTCGGGACGTATAAGCCTTAGAGTAGTCATGAATGCTTAGGCGAAATCTGGTACAGAAGTCACCCTGATCAGGTGGTGTATAATGGGTGTTCGAATCGCCCACTCACGACCTATTTAAAGCCTTCTATTAGGAGGCTTTATCAATGAGAGTACTTGTACATATCGAGTGCTTTCATTGATAACTAACCTCATTGTAAATAAAGTAAATAAAGGAAATAGAGTAATGCAAGTATCACTAAAATCTTCAGCTAAATTCGTTGTAAACAGTCTCAAAGCGGGTCTAGTACCATACGTAGCTGGTGCTCCGGGCATCGGTAAGTCGGATATGGTTCGTCAAGTTGCTAAGTCTATGAACCTGAAGGTGATTGACCACCGTCTATCTACCTCTGATCCAACTGACCTAAGTGGTTTGCCTGCGATCGTTAACGGCAGTGCTACATTCACTCCGTTCGATCTATTCCCAATTGAAGGTACCGATATTCCTGCCGGTTTCGACGGCTGGTTGTTGTTCTTGGATGAATTACCATCTGCACCAATGTCTGTTCAAGCTGCTGCGTACAAGCTAGCACTTGATAAAGAAGTAGGTCAGCACAAGCTACATAAGAAGGTTCATGTTGTGTGTGCGGGTAACCGTAAGAACGATGGCGCTATCGTGAATAAGATTGGTACTGCTATGCAGTCTCGTCTAGTTCACTTCGAAATCGAAACTGAAGGTGGTGAAGAAGATTGGCTGTCTTGGGCTTATGGCGCAGGTATTGACCCTCGTGTTACATCTTACATCGCGTTCGCACCGGAAAAGCTACATGAATTTGATCCAAACCATCACGATAAGACATTCCCGTGTCCTCGTACTTGGGAGTTCATGTCTCGTTACGGTCTAGCAAACGACCTAACCGCTGAACACATGCCTGCTATGGCTGGTATTGTAGGCGAAGGCCCTGCTCGTGCTTTCCTAGGTTACTGTGAAATTGGTTCTAAACTGCCAACTTTCGCTCAAATCCTTGCACGCCCTGACACGCTAGATGTGCCAGATGAACCGTCAGCTCTGTACTTTACTTGCGGTACTATCGCATCTAAGACAGAACCAACTGACCTAGCTAAGGTTGTTAAGTACGTAGAGCGTATGAGCATGGAATTCCAGATTATCTGTTTCCGTGACATGTTCAAGCGTACACCTGCGGTCAAGAAAGACCCTGTAATGCGCAAATGGATTGTGCAAAACGCGAAGTACCTATTCGCAGACGACTAAGGAGCGAGAATGGACCAAGCCAAACTCAAAGAATATCTTGTATACGACCCTCAGACTGGTGAGTTCACGAGAGCCAAGAAAGCAGGCAACGGGTTATCCGTAGGGTCTAAAGCAGGCTGTGTTAATGGGCTAGGCTATGTCAACATAACGCTTAATAGTAAGATTTACCAAGGCCACCAGCTCGCATGGTTATACATGACCGGAGACTGGGCCAAAAGTAATATCGACCATAAAGATCAGAACCGTTCTAATAATGCGTGGAGTAATCTAAGAGAAGCTACCATTAGCCAGAACGGTTTTAATCGCGGGGCCCGAACGAAGACAGGGGTTAAAAATGTCTCAACCACACCTAACGGAAAGTTCAGGGTGGAATTTATGGTCCAAGGTAAGAAGTACCGTTATGGAGTCTTCGATACTCTGGACGAAGCTAAATCAGTGGCAGACGAGAAGCGTGCAATTCTGCACGGGGACTTCTGCTCTAGTTAAAAGGAAATAAAATGTCAGAACAACTAAATGGCCGTGTTGAATGGTTTAATCGCACACGTGGCTACGGCTTTGCCAAGGTAGAAGGTATTGAAAACGATGTATTGTTACACCAATCGGTGATTCAACAAGAAGGTTTCCGTTTTCTAAAGCCGGGTCAAGAGATCGTAATTGAAGGTCTTGAAGACACTGACAAGGGCCAACGTGCTCTTAAAATCATCCCTGTAGCATAAGCTACAACCAAACATCTAACTCATTTAATCAAATAGTAATAGGAACAGTACCATGAGCATTTTTAAGCAAATCTTCCGCCCTACCGCATACGCACTTGAGCAACAAATGATTGCAGACTCTGAAGCACTAGCTAAAGAAGAAGCAGCAAAAGCAGCAGCTGAAAAGCAACGTCTTAAAGACGAAGCAGAAGCGCGTCGCATTGAAGCAATGAAACCAAAGAAATCTGAAGAGGAACAACGCCTTGAAGAGTTCTCTGTTGGTCTAGCTGCAGAAGGTCGAGCGATTGACTCTGCACGAAGCACTCTGTTTGACAAGAAAGCACAGCTTGCTGTGATGCGTAACAACCAAGGTAAGTTGAGTAACGAGATTCAATCTCTTGAAGCTGAACTTTCTGTAATCGAAGGTGACTGGGCTAAAGCGTGTGACGCTAACACTCGCGGTGAGCTTGAAATCAAAGGTTCAAACCTACAACGCGCAATCTCTAACAAGAAGATCCGTCTGAGTGCTCAGCTGGAATCTCTTGGCACGTTCGAAGCTACTATTGATGTGCTTGAAAAGAACGTAATGAACAAAGAGAACGAGCTAAGCGTTAAGCAAACTCGTCTAGAGTCGGCTGAGACTGCTGTTGCGGTTATTGCTCTGAATGCAGAGATTGATAACAGCTTGAAGCTAACGTCTACAGTTGATGAAACTGGCCTTGATGTATTCATCGAGCGTCAAAAGGTTGTGCTGGAAGATGTAAGCACAAAAGTAACTGCCCTAAACACTGTTGATCCTTCAATGGCTTTACCGTTCAAACAACGAATGGAAAAAGAAGCTATCGAAGGTGAGCTAGTAGAATAACCCCCATTAAATAGGAACCAAAACAAATGAACATGCCTCTAAAAATTGTTGGCCTTTCAGTCGCTGCAGTATTATCTGTAGGTGTAGCTCTAAACTCATTCACCATCGTACAAGAAGGTGATGTTAAAGTTCAAAGCTTAATGGGTAAAGTAGATCAAACTGAAGTACTGCGTGCAGGCTTCCATGTCGTTAACCCTATGAAGTCATTCGATACTTACTCAGTACGTAATGACAAGTATGAAGTTACCGGCCTGAATCTACCTACCCAAGACCGTTTTAACTCGACTGCAAACGTAACCATCATGTACAACATTGATGCTAACTTGGCGCCAACTATCAAGACTGATTACGGTACTGCCGCTCAGTACATTGATAAGACGCTTCGCCAACAACTACGTTCAATCATCCGTGATGAAGGTCGTAAGCTTGAAGATAGCCGTTCACTTGCACAAAGTGATAACGTATCTACAATGCAGCAAAACACTTTCAATCGTTTGACTGAAGCGTTACAAGGTACTGGTATTAACATTTCTGAAGTGTTGATCCAAGACATTGAGTTTGATCCTCGCATCGCGACACAGATCCTTAAAACTCAAGAGCGTATTCAAGCGGAAGAAGAGCGTAAGTCTGCAGACCGAATTGCAGCAACTAACGCGTCTATCGCACAAAACGAAGCGCTAGGTGAAGGTAACCGTCAACGTGAAGCAGCAGATGCAGATGCGTACCGCGTAAATGCAGAAGCTACTGCCGCTAAGCAGGCGATGATTGACCGTGCAACTGGTGAAGCAGAAGCTATCAAACTGATCGCAGATGCTAACAAAACTCTTTCAGCGTCACTTACTCCACAGATCCTTGAAAACAAGCGTATCGATGTGCAAGGTAAGTTCGCAGATAAGTCTAAAGGTTTGATGCCTCACACAATCCTTAATGGTGATATTAGTACACTTGGTGTACCGGTAACATCTACTAAGTAATCACATTCATAGGAGAACTGTTATGAATTTAAATGCATTACTAGCTGGTATCACATGGTTCCAGCGTCAACCTGTGAAGTTTGTTGAGAAATCGGAAGCGAAGAACGAAAAAGCTACAGCCAAAGCGGATAAGATCCTTACGGAAGTAGAAGCACGTCAGTGTGAGATCACTAAAGCTCGCAACATTGGCAAAAACATCTCTAAACTTGTAGACGAGGAATAGTCATGGGTACTTATTTAATCATAGCTGTAATTTACGCAGTAGTCTGTTGGGCACTTAGCGCAGCAACAGAGAATCCGGTAAAGTGGCCTAACGTGGCACTAGGCGCAGTAGTGTGGCCAGTATCACTAACCCTGTTAGTGGTGATGGGTCTGTTACTAGCTATTGGTATTAACAGCGAGTCAATCGACATCGTTGCTAAAACTAAAGAAGACTAACCTTAACTAACTATATATTGCCCATCCTTAGGATGGGCTTTTTTATATGGAATCTAAATAATGGCTAATTTCACAGTATGGTATGACCCTTCTGAGTCTGACCACGGATACCACAAGGTATGGTGTATCGAAGGCTCAATAGGGTTAGGTTTTTGGGTTGCTCGTGCAGATGCAGTTAGACGCGTTGAAGAAACAGTCAATGACCCTTCAAATCCTCTAGGACTAGCTAAGATGGCTAAGTTCGATGGTTTAATTGATCACGGTGGGTTTGATACTGCTACTGAAGCTATCGCCTACATCAAGATGCAGGAGCTAATGGAATAACGCTACAAGCCTGCGGAGGCGAGGCGGAGCTCGCCACCACAGTCTTTCCGCTTATAGGATAATTATGAAAATGTTAATTACTATGTTGGCTGCAGCCTGTGTTGTAGGGTGTGGTCCAATGCCAACGTATAAAATTGTTCCGGTAGCGCATGCAAAGCAGCATGATGCTGCAATCGCTTGGTACCAATACCATATGGAAGAGATTAATGCTCTTACCATGGAACAAGAGGCCATGGGCTGGGTATATCGTTGTGAAAATGGTTACTACTTCTCCTCAATGGAGATTGGAGGACTATCTAATTACATGAACCCTAAAGTGTCCACTGACATGAAAGGCTGTTCGGAGGTTGCTTATATGCATACCCACCCCAGACAGCACGTAGGGCGGACAGCTGACTTCTTCAGTCCCGAAGATATGAAAGCATCTCAAATCTGGGGAATGTACATGATGGCCCAAGAAAATTGCAACTTACGTTACACTTACCTATCCGATGACCGTGATGGAGAGTTACTAGGTAATTTTACTGCCTGTAAGAAGTAGTCTAGATTTCAGTTAAGTAACAGTAAACGGAGACACCTTCAACAGTTTCACCATTGATAACTTCTGAGGGTGCTGCAATCTCAACGTTACCTGACTGTTTATTATACATGGCCCAACGGATACAACTGCCGGGTGCCCATGTACTTACACCTGCGGGAAAGCCAACGCTATCTGCTGTTTGGTTGAGTATAACCTTCTTACGTAGAGATAGTTGGTTCGTAGTGTATGTTTCCCCATCATCGGTGGAGGTCTCAGACCACAATACAAACTCTCCTCGGTTACCAGCACCTTGTGCTATTTGCCAAATGGAGTCACCTACCATAGAGATTCCTCTAGAAGAGATATTCTTAATCCAAGTACCTCCAGAGCTGTCAGTTACCAACTGGAACTCAGGTGTAGTAGACGGAGTAAGTGCAACACCTTCAAGGTAAGAGGGTGAGGATATATTCTCACTGACTGTAAGGGAACTCAGGGTGTAAGCACCTAGCACAGCCCTTGAAGTGGGTTCTGGTTCTTCAGTTGAAGTAGTATTCTCAGCGATTACTTTAAGTAATCCTTCAAGGCCACCAAGACCTTCTTTCTTGGTACTAATGTTAATTTCACCGGACACATCTATCGCAAACGCAATGATCATTACATCATGACCGTGGCTAATAGATAGTGGTGTGCGGGAAGTTAATGTTGCATTTGGGAATGGAGTCCAATCCCCATCTGGATCATTAAAACCAATAGCGATAGTAGTTCCTGCAGGGATTTCACCGACATAGATGGTGGATTCACTGGTATTCATGTCGTTATTTAACGGATACAGTCCGTCGGCTGTAATTTTCACATGTGCCATATATAGCTCCTTATAGTTATGTATCGGTAATTCTAACACAAGGTAAAAATATGAGTAACAAAGTATTTAAGACCCTAGAGTCTGTGCGCGAATTTATGTATGTCATGAATGCTTTTGAACGCGATGCAGAAATCCTTGAGGATTCAGATTATTTTCAGTTAAATTTCTGCATCCCAATTTGCCGTAAAGGTGATTCAACTGCGGCTACCGCATATCGACACATAACCAAGAGTAACGATTGCGGTGGATGTTTCTTTAGTCAGATCAGTGGATCTAAGGTTAATAGAGATATCGACAATGCGTTAGCGGAACTTAAGCTACACGACATTCTGGAGGATTCCGATGCTTGATAGTTATGGAAATTTCCTTTGGTTAAATAAATGGGGTGCAGGTAAGCGAATATCACATATGTCTACAACTCACCTATTCTACTCACTACGTATGGCGTGGAAAGCTCGCTATCCTAACACTGAATGGGCTGACAGCTCAGATGCTCCTGACCTACACACTAGTGACCCTGTTTACTTGGACGAGGCACTTACTGCTTTGGAAAAGGAGTTACGTACGCGTAAGGATCTGCCAATGCATTTGGTAGAGCATATGGGGATATTCAACATTAAGAAGCTTGACGCTTTATTGGAGGAAGTATGAATAAATACGAAATCACACTTAAGCGCCTTGAAAATCTTAAGCCAATGCTGTTAAGCATGGATTCGGATATTGTGAGCGAACGTAATGTTTGTGCCCATAACCCTAAAGCTACGCAACGAGCACCGGGCGGGCCTGTAACCTGTCTGGAGAAGTGTGACGAGTGTGTGTTTGGCGTGGATGTTACATGGGATTCTGACGGTAACGTAATAAAGTACGGCAACCTAGAAGAAGTCATTGACGAACTGAAGTTACTTTCATTGTTGGAGGTGTAATGGTTGATATACGCGCCAGAACCGATGGCAATAAAACTTACTACGCGTACAAATGCGTATTCTCAGATGGGAGTCTACAATTCTTCGGGTTAAAGAATAAGAGTTTGGAAATCTTTCGTGAGTCTGAAGCGACTTATGTGAGAGGTGATTACCCTTTCCTCTGTCACGCAGAATCAATCGAACAGTTCCAACAGGAACAACAATTACTAAATCTATTGGAAGAGTAAAATGAATACAGTAAAAGTAGATGCAAAACTACAGAAAGCGTACGACCGAGCTAAGATCGGTCTGTTGCAGGTTAAAGGCTCTGTCTTTATCTCCACCATCCTATTCAGTCTTAAGTTTAACTGGACTGACGAATGTCCAACTGCGTGTACTGATGGTCTAAATCTATATGTGAACCCTGCTTTCTTTGAACCACTTAGCCCTGATGAGCGCATTTTCTTGTTAGCTCATGAAGCATGGCACGTGGCATTCCAGCACATGCTGCGAATGAACTCGACTAAGAAAGATAACTTCAACGTGTGGAATCAGGCGACTGACCATTACATCAACATCATGTTAATCGATGCTGGTTACAAGATGATTCAAGGCGGCCTAGCTGACCATCAGTACAAAGACCAGAAAGAATGGTCTTCGGACAAGATCTTCCACCACTTGATGAAGAATCCAGATAAGCAAGATCCTAATTTCCAACCTGACTTTGCACCTGCGGGTAGTGAGTCTGGCGGTAAAGACGGTGACGGTAAAGGTGGTGTAGATGAAGCTGACGTTCAACGTAAAGTTGAAGACGCAATCATTAAAGCATCTACTGCAGCGAAGATTAAAGGCGAAGCAGGGACTATCCCCGGAGATATCGCGGTATCTATCGAACGTCTTACTAATCCTAAACTGCCGTGGAACGTGATCCTACAGAACTACATGAGTTCTTTCGATAAGGAAGATTTCTCGTGGAAGAAGCCTAACCGTCGTTACCAATCGCAAGGTCTATACTTGCCGTCTTTGTTCTCTGAGAGCTTAGGCCACATTGGTGCTGCTGTTGATACTTCATGTTCTGTGTCGAACCACCAATTCTCAGCATTTATTACTGAGTTGGACGACATCATGGAAAACAACCAACCTGAGAAGCTATCTATCGTCGACTGTGATACTTCAATCCATAAGATCTACAACCTTACGAAAGGTGAAGACTTACGTGATGTGACGTTCCATGGGCGTGGAGGTACTGCTTTAGAACCTATCTTCGATCACTACAATAAAGAAGAGAATAAGCCACTAGTGCTAATCGTTTTCTCTGATTTGGAGTGTCGTGAGATTACTGAAGAACCTGACTACCCTGTAGTGTGGGTTAAGCTCCCGGGCCACGGATTCACACCTAAATTCGGGACGATTATAGAGTTCGATGTTGGGTACAACTAAAGAGTGTAATTCTTGCGGGCAGTTAAAACCTTTAGCAGATTATAGCAAGCTAGGCATTGCCCCTGATGGGCACAATTATTACTGCCGAGCTTGCGACTCTGCGCGTAAGCGCACACACAAAGGTTTGTTAGATTCTACCTACTCACACCAAAAGCAGAACTGTAAAATCAGGGGACACAGTCCCCCGACATATTCAAAACAGGAGCTTGCTTCGTGGCTAGAGTCGAATACCGGATACCTACCCATGTATAAAGCTTGGGAAGCGTCCGGTTGGGACAGTAATCTACGACCTTCGGTAGACCGTAAAGACGACTTTGCCACATACTCCCTAGACAATATTCAACTATCAACTTGGGCAGAAAATCGTGAACGGAGTCAGAAAGAAATCTGCTCTAAACGGCTTACTAAATTACGTAAGCCATTAATAATTAATGGTGTTGAGTATGTCTCGCAGCGTGAAGCTTCTAGGCAGCTTAACATACCGCAATCTACCATCAGCAGGCTGGTAAAAGGTGAGTCTGTTGAAGGGTACGAAGAATTTGATGTGGGGTACAACTAATGAAAAAAGCACTTACCGTTCTAGGTGCTGCACTTGTGCTTGGTGGCTGTAGTAGCCACTTTACTGCATACTGCGCTGATCTAGAAAACGCTACTGTATGTTCGTTCAAGACTCCGAAGGAGGCTGACGTACGTATCGATAGCAATGGTTTTGAGATTATCTATGAAGGTAGCTCTCAAGGCTAAACCAGTAACACTTAATTTTATTCAGGCACTAATGCCTAAACTACCAAAAGGAAACACTAAATGTCTAAACTACAAGAACTACTAGCATCTAAAGCAAAACTTGAAACTGAAGTAGAAGGTCTTAAGAACTTCCTAAACGTTGTACACGGCCATGCACCACTAATCGTAAGCGCTGGTGGCGAAACTCTGAAATTCGAAGATGCTGATCTAGGCGTTGAGCTTAAGATTCTTGATGTAATGCGAGAAGACTTCGAAGTTCGTGTAAACAAGCTTGATTCAGTTTCGCGTAAAGTGGCTGCTCTTGAAGAACTGATCGGCTAATACCGGAGGGTCTGCCATGCGAGAACATAGACACGTACCGTCGGATACTCTGACGCCTATGAGTAAATATCACATTAAGCAGACCCTCATGGAAGTACTAGCCACTAGTACCACGTTCGGTTCTGTGAATATAGATGGTTTAATCCATTGGTACATCTCTGATGTATTAACAGCCTCTAGTACTAAACAGACTCTGTACCATTTACTCCCTAAGCCTTTACATCAGTTTGTAGTTGATTATGTGGTAAATCCTCAAGAGGATGAACCAGAAGAGGCTATGGAGTTGAAGCTGAAACATGCTGAGGCAATGGAGTCTATTAACGTCCGGCTTACAGAGAAACTATTGGAGCAGTAATGAACCTATACAGTATTAAAGGTCGTAGCGACAGATTTCTGTGCGTAACTGAAACATCCTATAGGGCTGTATGGTTGAACTCTAATGTATTTAGTTTAAAGAACCTTAATGCCCCGGGTGCTATATGGCTTCCAACTACACTAGCCTCCTGCAACTCCATAGCAGACCCTGACGGTTACACTCTTGTAGAAGAGGATAAAACCTTGGAAGAGCTTGTAGAGTATCTACGTATGCTTGAATTGTTGGAGGGTTAATGTGGCGAATACTAAGCAGTACTAATAAGTACGGAACGGTATACATGGCCCGTAAGGGTGATATGTATATCAAATTCACTGTAGACCGTAGTTCGTACCTAAACAGTGAACGCTTACTTGAACCTACAGGTAAAAACATCAGGATGACGTTAGATCCTAATCGTTGGGAAGAGGTGATAGCACCTAATTGGGAACATACTGGGTACTATGGGGAAACCTTACGTGATATTTACGAGCAGGCACACCTACTACACTTACTGGAGGACTAAACATCCAACATTTTATTTGGGCTGATGGCCCGTATGAAGTAGCTCTTTTACTTAAAGAGCAGTCCTTAGTACAGCGCAACATAGAGGATAACTACTTTCCTGCCTTAGACCGTGACAAGACCGTAGCGTTGAGTCTCGACTATGGAGGACAGAAGAAACCCTCAGCTAAAGTGGCCAATGCCTATATCCCAACCCTATTGAAAGCATTAGATAGTCTTAGTATTAAGGTTGTCTACTGCGCTGATGGGGAGTATTTCAAGAAGCTTACCAAGAATACAAAGGCAGAACCTTACCTAGGGTCTGTGCTGGACTGTGCTTGGAAGGGTTTTGAACATATTAAGGTGATCTACGGCATTAACTACCAGTCGTTGTTTTATGACCCAAAGAATAGAGATAAGTTAGCCTTGTCTTTGAAGACTTTGGACGACCACATGAATGGTACGTTTAAGACACTTGGTTCGGATATTATTAAGCACTCAGAGTATTACGATGAGGTTGCTGATATTAAGAAGTTTCTTAAGAAGCTTCACAAGTATCCAGAACTTAGTTGTGACTTAGAAACGTTCTCCCTCTTCTTTGGAGATGCCGGTATCGGCACTGTAGGTTTCGCATGGAATCAACATGAGGGTGGCGTAATCTGTTGTGATTATGTCGATAATGCCCCGCTCTCCAAAATGCAGGAATTGATGGAAATCAAACCGGCAGGGACTCCCGGTGTACGGGAAGACAGTGAAGAGGTAAGAGCGTTACTCAAGAAGTTCTTTACCGAGTACAAAGGTAAACTAATCTGGCATAACGCTGGATACGATCTGAAAATCCTTGTCTACACTCTGTGGATGAAGGACTACCTAGATTACGAAGGAATGGTTGAAGGTGTTGAGGCTGTCACAAAGAACTTTGATGACACTAAGCTCTTAACATATTTGGCCACTAACTCGTGTGCTGGTAACAAACTTAGCTTGAAAGATCAGGCCCATGAGTTTGCAGGTAACTATGCTGAAGACAACATCAACGATATTCGTCTCATTAAAAAAGACAAATTGATGGAGTACAACTTGGTGGATTGCCTATCCACTTGGTATGTGTACAACAAGCACAACGGTACTGTTGATGCTGACGATCAGCGCGAGATTTATGACACCCTGTTTAAGCCAGCGGCTAAGCAGATATTGCAGATGGAATTGGTTGGAATGCCTCTCCACATGCCTTCAGTGATTAAGGCCAATAAACGGCTGACACGATTGCATGATACCTACTATGGTTTTCTACAACGTAAGCTCGAAGAAGTAGGCTACCTCAAAATCAGACGACAACAAGAGACTTATCTCTACAACACTACTCGGAAGGTTAAGCGTAAGACTGAGGATGACTTCTTAGACCTTGAGTTGAATCCGGGTTCACCTAAACAGTTGCAGGAATTGTTATACACCCATTGGGAGTTCCCAGTATTGGATACGACCGATACTAAACAGCCTGCTACTGGAACCAAGACACTCAAGAAGTTGAAGAAGCATACAAAGGACAAGGATAAGATAATGATTATCCGTTGTCTGATTCACTTGTCTAAAGTAGATAAGATAATCTCCTCGTTTATGCCCAACTTCCTTAATGCTGTTCCTGTTAGTGACGGCACACACCGCTTGTATGGTGGGTTTAATCTCGGTGGAACTGTCTCTGGACGGTTATCATCTAGTAAGCCTAACCTTCAGCAGATCCCTAGTGGTAGTACGTACGCAAAACTTATTAAGAATTGCTTCCGTGCTCCCGAAGGGAAACTGTTTGCCGGTGCCGATTACAACTCCCTTGAAGATTATGTATCTGCTCTAACCACTCGAGATCCTAATAAGATCAAGGTGTATGAAGATGGTTACTGTGGACACTGTCTACGTGCCTACTACTACTTCAAAGACCAGATGCCTGATTGGATGACTGAAAGTCCTGAGAATGTGAACCAACTCAAGAATGAGAAGATCTTTGGCAATCTTCGTCAGTTGTCTAAAGCTCCAACCTTTGCTCTGACCTATCAAGGTACCTTTACTACTTTAATGAATAACTGTGGTTTCTCGCGAGATGAAGCCAAGTCCATTGAAGAGTCTTATCACGACATGTATCAAGTGTCGGATAAGTGGGTACAAGATAGACTACAGAAGGCAAACAAAGACGGTTACGTCACAGTAGCTTATGGATTAAGAGTTAGAACTCCCCTGATCCGTAACGTAGTGTGGGGTGCCCCTCGTATGCCTAAAGAGGCTGCAGCAGAAGGACGTACAGCAGGTAATGCTCTAGGTCAATCTTATGGTCTTGTTAACTCCAAAGCAGCATCTATGTTGCAGGAGAGAATCAATGCTTCAGAGTATCGTTGCCGTATCCACATCAGTGCGCTGATTCACGATGCGTGTTATCTGATACTTCCTGATGAAGTCGGTGCAGTTGAATGGTTAAACAATAACCTTGTAGAGTGTATGGAAAGCCATGGCTTACCTGAACTCGACTGGCACGATACCGTTAAAATTGGCGCAGAGTTGGACATCTTCTACCCGTCATGGAAAGACGCCGTAAACATTAAAAATAACCTAAGTAGAAAGGAGATTCTAAATGTCGTCGGCAGATAGAATGTGTGCACCTTATGGGGCTGACCAAGATTTCTATGGGAACATCCCTTTTGGGGATACCATAAGAAGAGTGGATTCAGAACTTAAAAGGCCGTTACACAGACCTATTAATACTTCCTTTACGGGTTTATCCCGTATTGCGAAGGATATAGGTGAGGAGCAATTCAAAGAAATGGCTCCACATATGTACGCGCTGTACAAAGAAATGAAATTAATATCTGACTATCAAAAGATGGCAGATATTCTCGAAGATAATTAAGGAAACTAAATGTCTCAAATCGTATTAAGCCCGTTAGTTGAAATCTGTGAAAACCTAGAGTTCAACCCGTGGCCTAAAATCCCTCGCGGACAGCACGAGAATTTGACCATCACTGAGAAGATGGACGGCACTAACAGCTGTATCATCATCAAAGACGGTAAAATCATCGGGATTCAATCCCGTAAGCGTTTCATCAGTCCGGGCAAAGATACCGATAACTACGGCTTTGCAGGTTGGGTGCATGAGAATGCGGAACAGTTGATCGAACTAGGTGACGGTGAACACTTCGGTGAATGGTGTGGCGGCAAAGTCCAAAACAACCCTCACAAACTAACTGATAAAACATTCTTCTTGTTCAACACCTTTCGTTGGGGCGAACATAACCCACCGCCTGAGTGCTGTGCAGTTGTTGAAGTCTTGTTCCAAGGTGAGAAGACTGATACTTGTATCGAAGAAGCAATGAAGCTAATCCATGACCGTGCTAAAGGTACGGATGTTGAACCTGAAGGGGTAATTGTGTATTACCACGCTACTCGTCGTAATGAGAAGTACACCTTCAAGACTCAACGCGGCAAGTGGAGAGATGTATGATGCATAATAAATTCTTCCGTTTCATGTTTAAACCTTTCTGGAATGTTGCAGATATCCTAATCTACGTACTAGCCCTAACATTGATGATCCCTACTATGGGGTTGTGGGGATTCATTCCCATCTTTGCACTTATCTACATGAATACCATCATGGAAGCGAAGATAGGTTGGGAAGTGTTCGATAACACTCAAGATTAGGGGGTTGGGTGCAAGATATTAAATCCATGTTTTCCTACGACCCAGACACTGGGCAATTCACCCGGTTAAAGTCTGCGGGCAATACGAAGGCAGGGTCTATTGCTGGGAGTAAAGACTCCAAAGGCTATCTTCGCATCTCCTACCTAGGTGTTAGATATAAGTGCCACCGTTTAGCGTGGTACTTTACTCACGGCACGTGGCCTGAAGGTGTTATTGACCATCTCAACGGGGACAAGGCTGATAATAGAATTGTTAACCTACGGGATGTATCGGTAAAAGAAAATTGCCTAAACCGTCACGGTGCTAATAAAAATAGTCAAACAGGTGAGTTAGGGATTTACCCTCAAGGGGCTAAATTTCGCTATAAAACAAGAACCTATGACACTTTTCAAGAGGCATTTGATGCACGTAGAATTGATTGATTACATGGGGAGCGACGACAGCATTGTAAGTGCTGCCAGAGTTTCCTTTGCTAACGAAGGCGACAGTAGTCGCACTGAGGAACAAAATGAACGACTTATTAAATATCTGGCTAAACACCGGCATATTACTCCTTTCCAACATCCCACAATTACAGTACGAGTGCGTGCACCTATTCCAATACGGACGCAGTGTTTTAAGCACAAGATAGGATTTACTGAGAACGAAGAATCACGTCGTTACATTAGCAGTAAACCTACTTTCTTTGTCCCTGAGTTCCGTATTCAGGCCGATAATAAGAAACAAGGTAGTGGTGGCCTACACCCTGATAACGCTAAGCTTCAAAAGGCTTACCGTGATTCAGTACATTCTGCAATCCAAGACTATGAAGATATACTTGATAGTGGTGTTGCGGAAGAACAAGCACGTTTCCTACTACCACAAGGCTGTGAAGTTAACTGGTACTGGACAGGCTCTCTAGCTGCATTTGCACGCTTCTATAACCAACGCACGGATAGTCACGCACAACTTGAGATTCAAGAGCTGGCTAAAGAGATTGGTGACCTTATCTCTCCTCTGTTCCCGATGGCATGGGAGGAGCTGACTAATGAAAGCTGATGAGATCCTAGATACTGCTGCCGCCTGCATAGGTGACAGAGCATCCGAACGTGATACAGATGAAGAACGTAGCATGAAAGCTACGGTCGAATCTTTTAACGCCATGTACAACTTGGAACTGACGGAAGAGCAGGGCTGGATGTTCATGGTTTTCCTAAAGGCAGCACGCGCTAAGGGCGGGGATTTCCGCCTAGACGATTATGTTGACGGTGCTGCGTATTTTGCATTAGCAGGAGAAGCACATGGGCAATAAACGACATTTAGGTGAAGAAGGTTGGGAACATAACGATTACCAAGCTCGCCGTAATGAACGTGCACAGGCCAAGATCGAGAAGCGTAATCGCAAGAACACGCGTAAACGTAAGAAGTCGGAGGGGCACGATGGAAGCTAAGTTCAAGGAGTGTGTAAATGCTAAACACTAAACCGAACAATAATATTGCCCCGCAGGTGATTGAGAATATTACCCGTTGGCATCATGACCGTAATCTTATTGAGGGTACAACTGACTGGAACCAAACCAAGAAACTATTGGAAGAGTTCATTGAGGTTGTAGCTGCGCAGATGCCGGGACAAGACCCTATGGCTATTGCCGCTCAAGTCCGTTTATGGACTGAGCAGCTATACGACTCGGGACGTATTAAGTCTGTTGACCCTGAGGATGCGCAAGCAGCTCTCAAAGATGGTCTAGGCGATATGGGTGTGGTTGCTATTAATATGGCAGAGCGTAATGATTGGGGATATGCCTACTGTCTTAATGCTTCGTACCAAGAGATCAAAGACCGTAAAGGTAAGATGGTCGATGGTATGTACGTTAAGGAGGCAGACCTATGAGCGCACACATCCTACACGTGGCGCGGGAGTTAGATGATACCGATGGGTGGGAAACTGCAGGTGTGTTCACCTGTAAGGTCCAAGCAGCTAAGTGGAGTTCCCAGAGCGCCACACGCATTATCATTGAAGCCCCGTGTTTAGATAAAACATTCGCTCAGATGGCAACATGCAATCAAGCGTATGAAGGGTAAGGAGGAGTAATTGGCATTTAGCTCAGATACTATACAAACCATCGTGGATATCGTAGATAACACAATGGATTCGACCTTAGCCCATAACAACGCTAACAAAGCTAGTGAACGTATTCCAACAATGCGCGACATGGTAGCAGGGGAAGTGTCCAAAGCACTGGCAGACCGCTTTATCCCTAAAGATGTCATCGATGCACATCACTCAGGTGATATACATTACCATGACCTCGACTATGCTCCACTGTTCCCGATGTTTAACTGTATGCTTATTGACCTTGAGGGGATGCTTACCCAAGGATTTAAAATGGGTAATGCAGAGATTGAAACTCCCAAGTCAATCGGTACAGCAACATCGATTACAGCGCAGATTATTGCACAGGTAGCATCTCACATCTATGGCGGCAACACTATTGACCGCATTGACGAAGTACTTGCGCCATACGTTAAGCTATCCTATAAGAAGTGGTACTCTACGTTCCAACGTCTTACAGATGATGATGAGAAAGCAGCCATTGAAGCACGCCTTGCAACAGAGAAGGAGACATATGATGCATTCCAAGGACTCGAATACGAAATCAACACGCTTCACACCGCTAATGGACAAACTCCTTTCTGCACACTCGGCTTTGGCCTCGGCACAAGCTGGGAGTCCCGACTCATCCAGACTTCAATCCTTAGAGTCCGCCTACGCGGCCTTGGCAGAACTGGACGGACTGCGGTATTCCCTAAATTGGTCTTTGGCTTACGAGAGGGCACGAACCTCAAAAAAGGTGATGTAAACTACGATATTAAGCAGCTTGCTGTTGAGTGTGCTTCTAAGCGTATGTACCCGGACGTTCTTAGTTACGATGCCCTCGTGTCCAACACAGGTTCGTACAAAGCTCCTATGGGTTGTAGATCTTTTCTTAGCGACCATGCAGATGGTCATGCAGGTAGAAATAATCTTGGTGTAACAAGTATCAATCTACCTCGCATTGCCATAGAAGCAGGTGACCTTGCGTCATTCTGGAAGCTTCTAGATGAACGCATTGCTATTGCTAAACGTGCACTTGATAGTCGTGTTGATCGCCTACGTAACGTTAAAGCTTCAGTTGCTCCAATCCTCTACACCGAAGGAGCGTGTGGCGTTAGACTTAAACCAGACGATAATATCTTTAGTATATTTGAATCCGGTCGGGCTAGTATTTCTCTTGGTTACATCGGTATCCATGAGACTGTACAAGAGCTGTTAGGCACTGAACCGCACAAGGCTGAGCATGCGAAGAGACTGGCTCTAAATATCGTACAAAAGTTGCGTGATGCAGTAGACACGTGGAAAGCAGAAGACGGTTTAGGTTGGGGCTTATACAGCACACCTAGCGAGTCGTTATGTGACCGCTTCGCTCGTCTAGATAAAGAGAAGTTCCTGAAGGCAGAACCTGTATGGGGCAAAGGGTACTACACTAATAGCTTCCATCAGGATGTACTTGCTAGTACAAGTCCATTCGATAAGTTGGACTATGAAGCGCCCTTCCAGAAGATTGCCAACGGAGGCTTTATCAGCTACGTAGAACTTCCTCGTGTTCAAGAGAGCATGCAGAAGATCATGGTAGAAACGGTATGGGATTATGCTTACGACAATGTTGCTTATCTTGGAGTCAATATTCCTATTGATGTGTGCCATGACTGTGGTCACTCAGGGGAGGCAGATCGTAGTATGGATGGTTACCATTGTGCTCATTGTGGTTCCAGTAATATGGAAGTTACCATGCGTGTTTGTGGTTATTTAGGTGCACCAAACAGCCGACCATTCATTGATGGTAAGCAACATGAAGTGTTAAACCGTGTTAAACACACTTGACCTAGATCAAAATGGGGCATATAGTTCCGTCCCCATTTACTAACCAGAGGCACAAAATGGATTTAAGTAACTACTTCAGTGAGGAAGCAAAACGTACCGTCACTAAAAAATCTGGTCTACAAGAAGACTGGGATCCAACTAAGATCGAACGTTGGGCACAATATGCTGCTCGACATAAGGTTGATTGGAAAGAAATCTGTGATACTACTGTAATGAGACTACCCATGTCTTGTACTACAGAAGATATCCACCAAACCATGATTCAAGTATGTTTAGACAAAGAGGATATTCTGTATTCTCGTGTTGCTGCACGCTTGTTGTATGGTGAATTACGTAAGAACCTACAGAATGTAGGCATTTCCGATCGTATGAGCTTTACCAACTTACATGACTTCTATGCTAGTCGTGGTCTATGGACCTTTAAGCTAGTGGACGAAGACACTGTTAATGAGTGGTATCGTAAACTGTACCAGTACAAATTAGAGTACTGGCAAATCAAACAATGGATGGATAAGTATTCCTTAACCATCGATGACAATCCTGTGGAGACACCCCATGCAGCTATTCTTGCGCTGTCTATCGCTATACATGGAGAAACTGAAGAAGCTTTCTCTCTGGCAGAAAATATTTTACGTGGCCTTATTAACCTCCCTACTCCTGTCCTTAACGGTTGTCGGAATGGGGACTTTGATTCAATCAGCTGCAGTGTCATTCACGGTGGCGACACTGTGGACTCTATTGGGGTAGCAGAACATCTAGCTTATAAGATGACCGCTAAGAAGGCTGGCATCGGTATTCGTTTTGACACTCGCTCTAAAGGCGATGCTGTTAAAGGTGGCCGAGTTAAGCACTTAGGTAAATCAGGTATCTATGCAACTGTCGATAAGGCAGTGAAGATGTTCACACAAGTAACTCGCGGTGGTTCAGCTACTGTAACTTACTCTGTGTACGACCCAGAAATATTAGAACTCTTGAATCTCAAGTCTCAAAAGACCCCTGAGAACAAGCGTATTGATAAACTGGATTACTCTTTAGCCTATGATAATAACTTCATTGATTGTGTTAAAGCCGGTCTCCCGATTGTGCTGAAATCTATCGATGGGACTATTCATGGGACTATCCCAGCTCGTGAAGTCTTAAAGGCTTTCCTGACGGTACGTCAAGATACTGGACGTGTTTATGCTATCAACCTTGATACCACTAACACACATACTCCATTCCTTGATGATATCCACCAGTCTAACCTCTGTATGGAGATCGCCTTACCTACTGCACCATTCGAAGATATGCCTGACCTGTATGACCCTAGTGGCACCTCAAAAGGTGAGATGGCTTTCTGTACTCTAGCTGCGTTCAACGTAGGTAGTAAGCACTTTAAACTGTCTGAATATCAAGAAGTGGCGAATATCATAGTGTTAACACTTAACCGAATCATTGATCGAGTAGGTATGTTTGCACCTTCACTTAAAGTTAATTTAGAACGTAGAAGATCTCTAGGTGTAGGTATCACCGGCTTAGCCGAGTACTTATACAATGAGGGCCTGAAATACGATGACTCCGATGAGATTGAGATGCTTGCTGAGCGCCATTATCATGCGATGCTTTGTGCGTCCATAACTATGGTTAGTAAGTACGGTTATCCTGCGGTTGGTGGAATTGATCATAACTGGTTACCAATTGACACTAAGTCTACACCTAAAGCCCCTGAGCTATCTTGGGAAGGTTTACGTGGTAAGCCTCGTGCCAACTCTGTACTAGTGGCCCACATGCCTTGTGAGAGTAGTGCTGTATTCAGTAATGCTACCAACGGTTTGTACCCTGTCAGAAGTCGTGTAATCAATAAGCAGAGCCGTAAAGGTGCTGTCCAGTACATCGCCCCTCCAGTAGAGGAGATTGCTTGGGATATCAGCACACGTACTTTGTACAAAGCTTACGGGGCTGTTCAGGCGTATACAGACCAATCCATTAGCGCAGATACTTATGTAACTCCTAGTCAATTCCCTGATGGGAAGGTTCCTTTGAGCCAAATGATGAAAGAGTTTGTGTATCAGTCGCAAGTGGGAATGAAAACTCTGTACTACGTGAATACTAATGACGTTCAAGATTCTTTCCATGATATGGCGAAGGAAGGGGAGTGTGAAGATTGCCGCATGTAACTGATATTTTTGAATATGATTTGAAAGCGGGTTACTTGAGAACTAAGAGTACGGGGAAGCTTAATAAGCACCCCCGTGCTACTGGCAAGCACTACGTTAAAGTGCAACATCAAGGCACCTACTATCAATACCACAATGTTGTATGGGAATGTGTTAATGGTCCTATCCCTGAGGGGTATACTGTTGACCATATCGATACGAATAAACTAAACAATAATATCAGTAACCTTCGTCTGGCTACACCTGCGGAACAAACCCATAACACTAAAAGTTATGGTAAGACCTCGACCTTTAAAGGCGTGGACTTTAATGCTAACGCAGGTAAGCGGTTCTCTAGAATATATTATGAGGGTAAGAGCTATTGGCTCGGTTCCTATGATACTGAAATAGAGGCTGCTAAAGCATACAAGACTAAGGCCACAGAGTTACACGGAGACTTTAAACATGACTCAATTTAATGCAAATAATAAAGGGTATGATACAAAGTATCCTTTATTCTTAGGTGAAGACTTGGGGCTATTTGACACGATTAACCGTCAATATCCTCAGCTGGAGGAATTATATCAACAGCAGTTAGCGCAACTTTGGTCGGAGTTCGAAGTAGACCTGACTCAGGATACTATGGATATGAAGACGTTAGACCCGGGAACTGTAGACCTGATGGTGAAGACTGTAAGCTGGCAATGGCTAGCTGATAGTGTCGCAGGACGTTCAATCAGTGGGACTCTAGCCCCTTATATCACTAACTCAGAGTTAGAAGGTCTAGTTAACCTTTGGAGCTTCTTTGAGACGATTCATGCGCGTACCTACTCGCACATTGTTAAGCAGACTTTTATCAATCCAACGGATGCGATGAAAGAAACTTATAGCAATATGGAAGTACTACAACGCAGCGGTCCAATCGTTGAAGCTTTCGATCGTATTGCAGACGTTGAGAAACGTTGTGCAGTACTGATGGATGAGGATGCTAAACGTGAACGTGAAGACGCAATCCTTCTGGCATTCGTTGCTCTATTTGCTCTGGAAGCTATCGCTTTCATGGCATCATTTGCAGTGACGTTTGCTATCGGAGAACGTGGACACTTCCAAGGTATCGTTCAGTTAGTGAAGCTAATTGCTCGTGATGAGAAACTACACACAAAGATGGACTACACTATCCTAGACATCTTAGTGAAAGACCCAGCATGGCAAGCGGCTATTGCCCGTAATGGTGGAGAGATCAAAACGATCTTGGATACTATTGTGGACAATGAACTTAACTGGACTGATTACGCATTTAGCGAAGGTCGTCAAGTAGTTGGCCTAACAGCTCCAATGTTGAAAGGCTACGTACGTTACATGGCTAAACCTGTGTATGACGTATTAGGTGTAACGGCTTCATTCCGTGCACCAAAAGACAACCCACTTCCATACATGGATAACTACCTAGATGGGAGCAAGGTTCAATCGGCTGCTCAAGAGATTCAACTTACCTCGTATAATGTGGGTGCTATGGTTGATGATACAGCAGATATGGACTTTGATGATCTGTAACTAGTGAGGCTCATAGGGCCTCCTAAAGGAGTAAGTATGTCTAAAACTTATACTAATGATAGAAACATACCTCTATCCGTAGCGGTGTATTTGGCTAACGATACATATCAGCAGCCTCCCGATGATGGGAAGAAATACATCTCAGCTACAACCCTTCTTAAAAGTACTCGACAGATCATCTTGACAAGCAGAGCCGATGGCACCGCTATGGCAAAGCCAGTTGATATCTCAGCCGTGAGCGCGTCCAGAGGCGGTACTGCTCTACACGATGCGATTGAAAGTGCTTGGGTGAATAACTACAAGGGTTCGATGCAAGCTCTGGGATATCCTCAGAAGATCATCGACAAAGTAGTACTAAACCCTGAGAAGGTTGAACCGGGACAAATCCCCGTGTATATGGAGCAACGCTTCTATAAACCCTTAGACGGTTGGATTGTAACAGGTCAGTTCGATTTCTGTGGCGATGGTCGCCTAGAAGATTTCAAACAGACAGGTACTTACACTTATACATCTGGTAACAAGGATGAGGACTACTCTATGCAGGGTAGTATCTATAAGTGGGGTATGCCCGATATTATTACTAAGGATGTTATGGCCATTCAATTCTTCTTCAAGGATTGGAACAGCTACAGCACCAAACAAAAAAATTATCCTCCTGCCGACATGGTGGAAAAGGAATTCCCGTTAAAGGATACCCAGTGGACTGAGAACTGGATTCGACGTAAGTTGAGCCAGATCGATATGTACTCTAGTATGCCGGAGAATGCCTTACCAGAATGTACGGATAAAGAGCTTTGGCGGTCAGGAACCAAATGGAAATACTATAAGAACCCTCAGGGGGTTAGAGCTACCAAGGTGTTTGACTCACCTCAGGAAGCGAATCTGAAGTTTGTCCAAGATGGTTCTGTTGGTATCGTTAAAGAGGTTAAGCCACCACCACGTGCTTGTATGTACTGTGCCGGTTTTAATGCATGTACCCAGAAAGACGCTTATATTCAGTCAGGGGAGTTAAAAGTGTGAGCAAACTGGTATGCGGTGTCGGGGTTAATGACTCTGACTCACCTGTATGCGATTGCCCTTACTATACTAGATGGGCTTCAATGCTTAACAGGTGTTATGGGGGGAGGAAAGTTTCCCACGATGATTGTGAAGTATGTGAAGACTGGAAAACCTTCTCTAATTTCAAGGATTGGATGAAAAACCAAGACTGGAAGCATCTTGAGTTGGATAAAGACCTGCGAGTCCCTAATAGTCGAACCTACTCCCCAGATACATGTATGTTCATTCCTCAACGGATTAACACAATGTTTGTAGGTATGCGTACGCCTAGGGGTAAATATCCTGTGGGTGTTCGCAAGTTAGGAGGTAAACGTAATAAACCTTACAGTGCCTCCTGCTTTTATGAAGGTAAAAGGACTTATTTAGGTTCATTCACCTCGCCAGAAGAAGCAGCAGAAGCATACTTGGAACACAAACAACAGTTAGCCTACAAGGAGGCTGTTAATACTAGCAACCCTTTGTTAAGGGATGCATTGCTTAAATACATAAACTCTGGAGAGTTAAAAATCTAATGGATATGAAAACAGCTCCTCTACCGAGAGGAAAAAAGTTCTACCCCCTTTCGGGGAAACTGGAACATCTAACCGTCACATTCGAATCTCTAATGAGGTTGGATAATATACTGACACTTCGTAGGGCATTCGACCTGATTAAAGAGGCATCAGCAGACTCAGACTACTGGAATGTCCGTGCGCCACTGAAGCATTGGGAACTCCTAAATGATGAAACGTACCCTATCATCGAGATGGGCACCTACTCATTGGCAACGATCTTCTATGGTCTTAGCCCTGTGAAAGGCAATAAGAAGCATCAATATGCTTCCTACAATCGAATAGGTAAGTTAGATATTCCAGTTGTTGGATCTAAAATCAAGGTACAGTACGACCCTCTACGAAGAGGGTTGATTGTCTATGATCACCCTTATGAAGGTGAGCTTGTAGGTAATAAACCTATGGTTGTGAACAAGCAACTAAAATCGCTTATCCGTGAAAAGGTTGGCGAGATTGAACTACTAACGTTACTTGGCGATACTGAATACATCGGCATGAATCAGAACCCTGCCTCTTATGGCAAAGCTGAACGTGGTACTGTTATTGCTGAATTGGCGCCTAAGCTATTCGATGATACGTACGACGAAGGAGACTTGGCGATGATTTGTGCAGCTATGGGACGTTATGATTGTAAGTGGAATACTATTCCTTACAACAGTCGTAATACCCCGGGTATCGTCAAACCGGTGGCTGACGAGTTCAACTACTACTTGGACACAAGTTTAAAACTTGATGGAGGTGATTTCGACTTCCCAGCTTCTGTCCGTACCTTATTTATTTACCACTTCGGTGGTTACGTCCTACCTGATAACTATGAAGAATGGTTTGACGGTTAAGAGGAGTTTTAATGAAACCATATGAAGATATGGCTAAAGTTGTGGCATATGATCCAGACACTGGAGATCTGACTTGGTTGGTTGATGCAGCATATAATGTGAAAAAAGGTTCTAAAATCCGGACTAAGAATACTGGAGGATATCTAGTATTTAGGTACCAAGGAACCCTGTACTTGGCACATCGCGTATGCTGGTTATTACAAACTGGCGAGTGGCCCATTGAGATGCTTGATCATATTAATGGGGACAAGGGAGATAACAGGGCGGTTAACCTACGTGAAGTAGGTGCAGAAGGTAACGCCCAAAACATGAAGAAATACTCTACCAACACGTCAGGTCAGCTGGGAGTGTCTAAGGACACCCGAGGTAAATGGACAGTACGTCTGGGAAAAATCCACTTGGGTACTCACGTAGATTATGATAAAGCAGTAGCTATACGCAAAGCTGCAGAAAAGATCTATGGGTACCATGAAAATCACGGGAGAACTACGTGAAGTCATACGACCAAATGGTGCATAACCCTTTGTCAGAGAAACTGGTTAGCGTTTTGTGTAACAAGACGCAATCAGATAACCCTCTATTCTTTCGAGTACTCATAGCTTACTACCTTGCTAAGGTGGTAGGGACTATGAGACCCGAAATCCAGACAATGGATCGCGGTACTATTCCAATCAATATGTACGCTATTAACTTAGCACCTTCGGGCTTCAGTAAGGGTTATTCTACTAACCTGATTGAGACCCAAGTAATCCATAAGTTTAAGGACTTCTTCCTTAAAAATACACTTCCTATCATTGGCGAGCAGTCTTTAAAAGATCTTGCTATGGAGCGTGCTGCCAAAAACGGTACTGATCCTGATAAGGAACGTGAAGACGTGAACATTGAGTTCACAAAACTAGGTAAGTTTGTATTCTCATTCTCAGAAGGTACTGCCCCTGCGGTTAAGCAGATGCGTCATAAGTTACTTATGGCCAAGACCGGTGCAGTAAACTTAGAGATGGATGAGATTGGCTCTAACCTTATCGCTAACACGGATGTACTTAACTCATTCTTAGAGTTGTACGATGTGGGTAAGACTAAGCCAAAGCTTATCAAGAACACCGTTGATAATGTTCGTTCAGAAGATATCGATGGGTGTACTCCGACTAACATGATGTTATTTGGTACTCCAGACAAACTGTTTGATGGGGGCAAGACAGAAGAAGAGTTCTACTCATTCTTGTCTACGGGCTATGCTCGTCGCTGTCTATTCGGTTTCGTTAAGAACCACACTAACGATATGTTGTCACTAGATCCAGCTGAGATACTTAAACGTCGTACTGATACTAATAACAGTAAATTCCTCGCAGATGTTGCAGACCAACTAGAGAAGATTGCTGAGCCTCAGAACCACGGTAAGCGACTGCTGGTAGACCAAGCGGTAACACTTGAGATCATCGAATATGAGATGCGCTGTGCACAACGCGCGGGGATGATGCCTGAGATGCAATCTATTGCACGAGCTGAGATGACACACCGTTATTTCAAAGCTCTTAAACTCGCGGGCACATACGCATTCATAGATGGATCAGCTAACATTAAGTCTAATCACTTCGAAGAAGCGGTCAAATTGGTTGAAGAATCTGGGGATGCCCTCCAGGAACTGCTGAAGCGTGATAAGCCTCATGTCAAACTTGCTAAATACTTAGCTGACGTGGGTTCCGATGTTACATATGCTGACTTGCTTGAGGACGTACCTACGTTCAAAGGCTCTGCTGCATTCAAGAATGAGCAGATGAACCTAGCAACGGCTTGGGGCTATAAGAACAACATTGTAATCAAGAAGTCATTCGTAGATGGTATCGAGTTCTTTTCGGCAGATAGTCTGGAAGAATCGAACATGGACGAGATGATCTTCTCTATGTCTACTGATGTAGCATATAACTACCAAAACCATGTGTACAAATGGGACGACCTTCATGAGTTAGTTCAGGAAGACGGTATCCATTGGGTGGCTCACCACCTTACAAATGGTCACAGAGCAGATGATAACATCATCCCGGGCTTTAACATGGTAGTGATTGATGTGGATGACGGGGTTAGTTTAGCAACTGCTAAATTACTGCTGAAAGACCACAAGTGCTTGTTCTATACAACTAAGCGCCATCAACTCTTAGAGGCAGATGGTACTAAGCATGGTGACCGATTCCGAATCTTGTTCCCAACCAACTATAAATTGGAACTTAACTCTGAGGATTACAAAGAGTTTATGCAGAATATTTATGACTGGTTACCGTTCAAGGTGGATGATGGTACTTGTGATCGTCCGCGTAAGTGGATGAGCCATGAAAATGAATATGAGTACAACGATGGTGAAATCCTAGATGTACTACCATTCATTCCTAAGTCGTCTAAAGCTGATGAACAGAAGAAACGTGTTACGGATCTTCAATCTCTGGATAATCTAGAGCGTTGGTTCATTCAGAAGACTGGCAAAGGCAACCGTTCAAACCAGATGATCAAGTATGCACTAATGCTTGTTGATTCGGGTAAGGACTACGATGAAGTGCAAGATGCGGTCATTGCTCTAAATAGCAAGATGGCGGATAGCATGGACTTGTCTGAGATCTACTCGACTATCATGAAGTCGGTAGGCAACAAACTAAGCAGAAAATAAGGGTACAAATGGCCTCAGAATATCAAGATGATATTTGGGTTCCTGAGTATGACGAAGAACTGAGGGAGGATCTGGTATGAATGACAGTGATTTAGAAAAGGCGGAGCAAATACAACTAGAAAAGTTGAAGATCTCGATAGAGGCAGCCCGTAAAGACCTTAGTAAGTCACAACGTTCAACAGGTTACTGCCTCAATTGTGCAGAGCAACTACCGGAAGGTGGACGGTTCTGTGATAAAGACTGCGCGGAGGACTATGAAAAATATCCTCCCGTAAACTCATAAGGAACACTCATGTCTAATGACGTAAATGACCAACTGTTTTTGGTTGGTGGTAAATCAGGTGCAGGTAAATCTGCTTCACTAATGAATCTGGCTAATCCAGAAGGTGTTATGTACTTAGGTACAGAAGCGGGTAAGAAACTGCCGTTTCGTAGCAAATTTAAAGAATTCAAGATCGTTGATCCTGCGCAAGTCGAAGAAGGCTTTGCGGCAGCGGAAGCGATGCCAGAGATTCATACGATCGTAATCGATACGTTAAGCTTCTTAATGGATCAATACGAATCGCTGTATGTTCTCAACTCTGCAAACACGATGAAGGCTTGGGGCGACTATGCTCAGTACTTCAAACGTCTAATGCAGCAGCACGTAGCTAAGTCTACCAAGAACGTAATCTTCCTTGCACACGTAAGTGATGTAATGACTGAAGATGCGATCTTAGAGACCTGCGTGAAAGTTAAAGGTTCTATCATGAACCAAGGTGTAGAAGCTTACTTCTCTACGGTTGTGGCGGCTAAGAAAGTTCAACTCAAAGATCTTAAAGATAATGAGAGTGATCTGCTTAACATCACACCTCAAGAAGAAGCACTAGGCTTCAAACACGTATTCCAAGTACAACTTACCAAGAAGACTGTTAACGAACGTATTCGTAGTCCGATGGGCATGTGGGGTCCAAAAGAGATCTACATCGATAATGATTGTGCCAAAGTCCTTGAGCGACTAGAAGAGTACTACGCGTAGACGCGTAACTGAAACAAACAAACAAACTAATTATTTAAATGGAGGCAAGAGCCTCCTCAAAACAAAAGAGAGAGATTTATAATGGGTATATTCGATAAGCTTAAAGCAGATTCAGTAGTAATTGAGAAAGCAGTAGATTCACTTGGCGGTGGCGGTTTCGGTCCTTGGGATACGGATACATACGCAGTTACTATCAAGATGGCATACGTGGATTATTCACGTGGCGGTGCGATGTCAGTTAACTTCGACTTCGAAGACGACAACGGCAAGAAGCTTCGTTCTCAGCAGTGGGTAACTTCTGGTGATGCTAAAGGCAACAAGCACTACTACGAAGATAAGCGTAGCGGTAAGCAGCGTCCACTTCCGGGCTACAGTATTGTAGACGACATCTGTGTACTGGCTACAGACACTCCGCTGTTTGAGCAAGATACTGAGTCTCGTGCAGTAGGTATCTACGACTTTACTCAACGTAAAGAAGTTCCTCAACAACGTGACGTGTTCGATGATCTAATCGGTCAGCGCGTTATCCTAGCTGTTGAAAAGCAGATCGTTGACAAGAACGTACAGCAACCAGATGGTTCTTACGCTCCGGGTGGCGAGACGAAGGAGCAGAACGAAGTTGTTAAAGCTTTCCACGAAGAGTTCGAAGTAACTGTGACTGAAGCTGAAGCAGGCCTACGTGAAGCTACGTTCAAGACTGCGTGGGAAGAGAAGAACCGTGGCAACGTTCGTGACAAGTCTAAAGGCGTTAAAGCCGGTGCTGGTGCTCCAGCTGCTGGTGCTCCTGCAGCTCCTAAAGCTGGTAGCCTATTCGGTTAATGGCAGATATCGTCACAGCTCCTGTGGCGGTATACCTACCTCGAAAGACTGCGGAGGATAAACGAGTCCCTATTAGTCTTTCTTGGTACCGTAACGGACACCACAGAGAGTTGAATGAGGTTAAGAAGTACTACAAAGTGCTAATGAAACCTCAGATCGATAAGTTACCTAAGTACATTAAACCTGAGATCACTTATGTTTGGTTTTCCAAAGATAAGCGTAAAGGTGACTTGGGTAACCATACCTCCATTCATCAGAAGTTCTTTGAAGATGCCCTTGTTGAGCTGGGTCACATAGACGGTGATGATTGGCGGTATATTACAAATGCACACCAGTCTTTTGGAGGGTTTGATAAGGACAATCCAAGAGTAGAAATACATATTAAGGAAACACATGTTAGAGATCATCAAGAGCCTTAAAATCAAGGTTACGCAAGCGGATGTTGAACAGGCACTTATTGAACTAATTGCTAAGCAAGATCCAACTATCATTGTAGACTCAATTGAGTTTGCTGCTAAACGTTCAGGTAAAGACAGCATTGCTGTTAGTGTGGAGGCACACTTTGGAGAGATCGGAGAAAAAGCGGCTGTTGCGGCACCAGACACAGGTGGATATGTATCTGAAGCTTCGGGAGAAGACTCTAATGACGTACCTGTCAGCGAAGAAGAAGAGCAAATCAGTGGAACTGTAACTGACGAAGATGAAGCTCCTTTCGAAACTGAAGCGGAAGTGACCGCAAAAACATCATTATTTGGTTAACCCTCATGTTCTGGACAGTAGTCGGGATATGCCTCATATGCTATGGCGTGAATCAGATACTGCCATGGACTAAAAAGTACTAAAAGAAATAGCCCCTCCTAGTGAGGGGCTTTTTTATGTGGAGTTTAGCTGATCACTTGTCCCGGTACTGTTAGGCTTAGTGCTTCGATAGCTGAGGTAATAGGATCATCCAGTGCAGTTAGTGGATTACGTCCTGCTACAACCGCTGAACTGATTGGAGTATCAGTCATTGAATCAAACCCTGCCATTTCCATACCAAGCATCGCTAGAGATACCTTAACTGGATTCTTCAGGAATGTTCTTGCAACACCTCGGTTAACTCGGAACAGATACTTAGTGAACCAAGCGATACCTATATCATTCGCGTACTGTGTACCACGGTGAGTAGGTGCATCGAAGTTAACGAACAGTTCAACAGCTTCTGCGTAGTGCTCATTCATCTGCTCTGGAGTTACAGCGCGACCTTGCTCTTTAGCCTGCTGCTCTGCCCAGTGATTAGCTACAACGTGACGGGCAATGAAGTCCGAGTTACGTACAAAGTTGTTCATCGCTAAGTAAGCAGTACTGTCTGGTAAACCTAGAACACCTTTGATTGTATCTGGAACTAGAGCCGGCATACGACCAAACTTCTTATCGATAGCTGCACTTACTTTACGTTGAGTCTGACCACGAAGAGAGTTAGATACATTAACGTCTGCCGCTGCATCATCTACTACTGAAGGCATCAAGCCTGCTTGGTAAGATGCGTTAGTAGGGTTAATCTCAATACGTCGTCTAACAGCTGACATTTCACCTTGAAGTCTTGTACGCGTAGTTGCGTTGATAGACTTACGAGCTAGTTCAATAGCTAGTTGGTCGTGTTTACGGATATCCGCTACTAGACGGTTACCTGCTACGTACGCTTCAACTTGGCCCTTGATTGCAGATACAGGGTTAATACCTTGCAGCATCAGGAACATTGTATTCGAGAATACGTTGAACAGTGGTACTACTACTGAACGTACTACAACAATATCCTTAGTCTCTTGTACTAGCGCCTGAAGGATGTTCTCTGCTTTACGAACCTTCTGTACTGTGTCCTTAGGCAATACAGTCTCAAGAGTCTGAACTACTAGATGCTCCCAATATCTACGTGCCGCAGGATCTTTATTGAACAACTCTACTACACTTGGTTTACGATAACCGAACATCTGATCTACAAGGTCAGAACGTACCATCATTCGAGGAGTACCAAACGCCTTGATCACTTCATTCTGCATCTCAGTAGGCATTCGACGCCAAATCTCAAGGTTTGTACCTTCCGCTTCTTCACTAATCTCAACATACGCACGGCCACGTCCTTTAGCTACGTCTGCATCGTATTGAGCTTTAGCTGCAACTACCAACTCTTTATTCACTTCCTGAGTTTTAACCTTATCCACAACATTACCGGCCATTGCGCCAAGAACATTAGCTACATTGTTCTCCTTCTGAAGTAACTCATCACGGTTAGCTTCAGTCATCATGTAACGCCAGCCTGTAACTTTACCAGTCTTAGGTGAGATGATAGGAATCATCTTGTTACCACTAGGGCCCGGACTAACAGGGTTCAAGTGAATTTGAGCCTGAGAAGCCTGTTTACCTTTATTGATGATACCGATATCCACTTGACCTGAATCGTATGGATTGTCTGCACCGTACTGAGATTCAACTTTAACCGTATCCGAACCTTTAGCTACGTTACTAGTTAGAGATGCAATCTGTGCCATGTATGGAGCAAGTGCACCATCTGGAGCCACGAAGATATACATATCGTCTTGTACAGGGTCTTTGCTATCGCGAGGAATAGGAGCATCTTGGATGATGTAACCTTGTGCCTCTAACTCTGCCTTACGGTCAAGAGTAGCTACTTCAATACCTGTAGCCGCATTGTACTCTTCTTTAGTCCAACCTTTCATAGACAAAGTCTTCTGCTCTTGAGTAGAAGCGAACTGTGCTTTAGAACCTTCCTTCAGAGTATGGTGAGCATCGATTACTGCATTAACGCCCTCAGGGTCTCGTTGAAGTAAGTCTGCTACCGCATTCAAGTTCGTAGCATCTGCATGCTTGATACCGTAAAGCGTTGCTAGTCTATCTATGATTGGTTCTACTCGTGCTGCTTGAGCATCACTCACATTCATCTTAGCGTCACCGTAACCTTTAGAGATGTTATGTGCGTTAAGTAGAGCTGCAGCTTCCATACTACGACCAGTATTCATGAAGTAACCTAAGTTCTCAGAATGACGACGGTAGAAGTTGTAGTTATTGAAAGTCTTCAGTAACTGCTCTAGACCTGCAATCTCTGTATCCAATGCTGCCTCATCAGTGATTAGCTGCTGTAGTTTCTCAAAACCAACGTCACTAATAGAATCGATGTCCAGTTTAAGCAGTACTTTGTTCATTGCGTTCCACTCGTGGTCTTGTACCGGAGTTTTGAATGCATTCTGAACATGCTTAGTCATTGCATCTTTTGCACGCTTACGCGCCATATCTAGAGTCACATTAGACGTACGTTGCATGTCACGGAACACTGCTGTGTCAATTGTACGGCCAACCATCTCATCACCAGTAGACTGGAACCAACCGTACTTACCTTCTGTAGCGATATCACGCATTGTGTTGATCTGCGTTAACATAGCTTGGTTAAGATCACGGCCAGTGTTGCCATTACGAACTGCTTCAGACAGTACACGTACTGTAGCGTAACGACTGTCTTTGAACACAGGAACATTTGCCAGTTTACGTGCTGCACCCTCGATCATTGCTGATGGAGCTTGCATAACTGTCTGACCTAGAGCTGCTGCTGACTGTGCCGCTTGGACAATACCATTCTGCTTCTTACCTGAGATACCGTTCATAGCATCCATTAGAGTAAACAACTTCTTATCGTTGCTAAGGTCTTTAAGGCTAAGAATACGAGAGTTAAAACCGTCTACGATGCGTGACAGGATGTTAACCATAATCTCGTAAGGGCCATCACCATCAAACCACTTCTCAGGCTTAACGTTTACTGTATTAACGAAGTCAATTAGCTTCTCGTTAGTAGTAGCGAATGCACCGAACTCTTCTAGGTTGTTACCATCTTTGTTGTTAAAGATGTAGTCGAAGTGACGTTGTGCACCTTCACGTTCTGCCGCAGTTGCAGTAGCCGGATTATCTAAGAAGATATCTGGAGTTGCTTCTGCTTTAACCGCATCAAAGATACGCTCAAATTGACGACGGTAACGAGAGTCAGTTTTAAAACCTTCCATGAACACTACGTGGTTAAGTTCGTGGGCCATAATCTCTTCAGGACTCATACGAATACCTTGAGCCAAGATACCTGATGTTTCTGGTGCTCCATTCGCTAACGTAGTTAAGTAGATGTCAGACTGAGTTGCTACACCGTAGTTAGTCACGCCTTCTTTCTCACGCATATGGAAACCGAATGGTTCAGATAACTTGTTAGTTAGGTTGAATACCATGTTACGTAGTGTCTCTTTATGAGCAATGTTTTCAATCTTACCACCTGTTGCTGGTAATGATTCAAATACGTCACTAACGTTAGTTAGGTCAACATCAACTGAGTTATCGTAGTTACTAGCATCACTTGCTTCTGTGAAGTTGATTCCCTGACTTGAACCACGAGTTAAACCTAATGCTTTAGAACGTAGTGTTGAGCCTCCGTTGTTAATGCTCTCTGTTACGACTTCGTCTACTACTTGAGTAACTAATCGCTTAGCATCACCTGACTTAACGTATTGGAAACGATCCCAAGTTTCAGTGTTTGACTCATGCGCTGCTATACCGTTGTGGTCTGCGTACTGATGTACATAACGAGTATTCTTCCACATATCGTCTTTTACTTTGTCTGCTACTTTAGCAGAAGCTACTAAGTCAACCACACGACCACGAATGGTAGCTGCTTCAATAGGGATATCCAGTTGAGTAACTGCACTATCTAACTCAGCACGGTTTAAACCTTCTTCCTTAATGATAGCTGCGTAAGTTTGGTCAGAGTTACGGAAAGCTTTAAGAGCTTCTACTAGTACGCTTGTTTCACGCGTAACAGTCTCAAAAGCTTTGTTCTGTACTTGGCCTAGCTTCTTAGCGTCAGTAATACCGATTAAGTTAGCATCGTGAACACCGATAGAGTCGATATCGTTATCGTAAGTCTCACGCATGATTGAAGCATCTGCACTGTGAATACTCATTGGACCTGCACCAACACCCGGAGCTGCCGGAACTTTACGAGTACCTTCAGAAGTAACCTTCTGAGCTTTGTTACCATACTTAGCTTGTACACGAGTCTTAGTATCAACTTCTGTCTTAGTCTTACTTGGGTCAATCGACTCAGTTACATCACCACCTTTAGTAGAGTGAGAGTTAAAGTGAGGACCGATTGCTGCAATACGATCATCGATTGCACGATACTCATGCTTCGCCATATCTTCAAGATTAGACAATTGACCTTGTTCAACAAGCTCTGCTTTACGCGCCTCAATCAACTTCTCACGAAGTACAGCATGGCGACGGTACATTGAATCATATACGTCACGAACTTGGTCACGACGAGTCATGTACTCTGGGTATTGATTCTGTACTTCTGCGTATGCAGTAGTACCGAATACTTCACCTACTTGCTGTTCCAACTTAGCAAGCGTTACATTGCTTAGATCTGTTTCAAGAATCTGGCTCGCCTGTGTCACTTCCGGTAGCGCATCTGCAACAATCATATTCAGGTCGTTACGTAGAGCGTTGTACGCTTGAAGATCACCGGCTTGGCCTGCTGCTTCCAACTTGTCCATTACAGTTTCAGTAAATGCTGAACCTAGAGATTGCTTAACAGCTTTCTCACCTGAACCATAGAAGATTACCATTAGAGGGTTCTTCGCTAGGTTACGTTCCTGTTTAGGAATTGCATTACCCTTCTCATCGATAAGACCATACAGTTTGAACATAGCTGTTACGTCTGCCCCTGTGTACGCTTCTCTTAGATTCTTAATCCAGTCTTTAGCAAGTTTGTTGTACGCATCAAGATTACCTGCCTTTTTAAAGTCATTAAAGTTACGGACTTCCCCTTCTCCGTATAGACCACCCATACCAACTAATTTAAGAAGATCGATACCAGTTGCTGCTGCACCGTATTGAATAAGAGAGATGATGATACCATTCGTCTTACCATCGATTTCCATGAACATTTCAGACTGGAAAGTCTCGTTAGTGTCTACTGCGATATCATGTCGTGCAATGTGCATGATTGCATCTAACTTAAGCATTGCTGTGTTAGTAGCTCCACCCAACTCTGTACGAATGATTTGAGAAAGTGTCTCAATGTCACCGTCTTCAAATGTATCTGTTTCTAAGAAACCACGAGCAATATTAGCTGCTTCCTGAATATGCTTAGGCATAGAGTTACGGCTATCGAAACCTAGTTCTTCATCCATTGCTGCCCAGAACTGACTCATCTGTTCTACGTTATTTGGATCTAGTTCTACATCCCAACCTTTCTGTTTAATGAAAGCACGGTGATTTTTGTCACCTTGAGGATTGACCATATTCTGTGCAATACCAAAACGACCATTCTTCCACACGTTGTGTGTGTAGAAGTGAGGTTGATCTAGGCCTACTTCAAGGTTCTGTTGGTAGAACTCATCGAAGTTACCCCATACACGTTCAATGTTACGGTTGTCTGCTTTCTGTGCTTCACGTCGTGACACATGAACTGACTCAGGGTCTCTTACACCAAGTAATTCCATGAACGCTTCAGGAGCTGTCTCAGACATTGTTTGAGCCATAGCTGTAAGATCACCTTTAAGGTAGTGCTCACGTGCATTGTGCTTCGCTAAAACTTCTTGAGTCTTACGAGGAACATTACGGTTAGTACCAGTTACTTTAGTCGCTACTGAAGTAGGCTTCTCAAACTCAGGGAACACCTGACGAGAAGTAATACCGAACATCTGTGTCCATGCAGCCGGAGTACCAGTCTCACGTGCAGATACACGAGCATCTTTCATGTGTTGTGTTACTTGGTCCAGTTTGCTGTGTAGCTTACCGTCTTTACCTACAGCCGCCTTAATAAAACGGATGTTAGGGCTAACACCATCAGAGTCTTTAGAGAAACGGTTTAGCGTTTTCAACTCTTCTGGAGAAAGTTGGTCTTGCTTAACAACACCTGCTTGCTTCATTACTTCAAGAGTAAATTGACCTAGTGATGTCTCCATCGCTGTGTCTACGTTACCCGGAGCATTACGTGTACCGTTGATGCCGATAGTACCAAGTACATCTTTACCAAGTGACTGAAGGATTGTAGTACGAGTTGTACCCTTACCTTGCAGGATGTTACGTACATCACGATGTACATGGGCATCACCATTAGTCTCACCAATGATACTGTTCATTGCCGAGTCTTCGTTGTATAGCGTGTCATTCGCAGTTGTAGCAATCCAGTTGTAAGCTGCAGATACGATAGATTCTTTAACGCCAGCAGGTAGTTCACCGTCTTCTGCAAGGTACTGCATCATATCGTTGTACTTAGGAGCTTTCTTCAAAGTCTTACCATTTGAAGTGTATGTCTCACCTAGAGCGTAGTTATCCGTGTAACCTTCAGCACTGAACACTTTGTCTAGAGCTGTAAGCAAAGACTTACGACGAGTCTGGTAGTCCATGTATTGCTCAAGTTCACCATCTGTAAGAGGACGGCCAATGTAGTCTTCAACCTGACGTTGAGAACTAGCTTGATCAAAGATGCTACCGTTAGTCTGTAAGATGTTAACTGGATTAGTCGGAGCAAAGAACTCTTTTACCCAGTTCACTTGTTGTAACCAAGACTTACGTTCTGTTGCTGTCATGCCGCTATCTACATTAGTAGGTACTCGGTTGATGTCAGCTTGTAGTTTACGGATTGAAGCATTCATTCGTTTAACCGGCTTACCTGTGTAAGCAGGAACGATCTCTTTAACAGCAGCCGCTACTGTTGCACCACTACGGATAGCTGCCTTCACATCATCCATAGCATCTTTAAGATGAGGACTTGATTGAGCCAAACCAGCTGAAGTAATTACGTTCTCGAGACGTGTGTTTACATTGTCCACTGCATCAAGGTCTACAGAGTAAGCTGTCTCTTCTGGAGCTTGTGTAAGGCTACGAGTAAGTTGCTCACCTAGAGTACCTTGGTTCACGGCCTGTTCACTGTCCAAACCATCAGCAACAAAGTTAGCAGTCTCGTCACCGAAACGTTCACGTACCGCTTCGATTGTTTGATCGTATGTAGTTCCCTCTGCAAGTAGCACTTGTGCTTCTTCAATTAGAGTATCTACATGTAAGTCACTTTGACTAATCTCAGCATCATCAGGTAACTGCATAGGCTCTGGAAGAGCTTGAGCTAAAGGGGATAGAGTTGTAGTGGTCGTATCCTCCGCAACCTGCGCTTCGGACGGAGCCGAAGCTTGTTGCTCGGCTACTCCCTCGGTAGGGACAGGAATGCTGCCACTATCACCATCAGTAGTATCAGTTGTAGTATCGCTATCATTTTCAATTACCTCTCGTACATCGTTAGCCACCACATCATCAGTAGCCACAGTATTATCAGTAGTATCAGAAACATTAGAATCTCCTATTGCTATACGCATCTCGTTAAGAGCTGCATCCATGTAACGGATTTCGCTAGTTACGTTCTTAGTAAAGTTTGCAGTGTTACCTTCACGGTTCAGTTTAGCAACTTGGCTAGTACGGAAACTGCGAAGACCTGTAATCAGTGCATTAACTGTATCGGTATCTTCAATCTCTGCTGCTGCCAGTGCGTCTGCTACATACTGACGAACACCCATATTAGCTTCACTACCTTGGATGATCTCACGGCTTACATCATCTAGGCTTACTTCTGCACTACGTGTAGTCAAGTTAGCGTTCATACGCGCACGTTGGAATGCAGTAAGTTTGATGTCCTTGTTGTTTAGGATCTGCTTTACAGTTTCAACTGGAATAGCTTGAGGATCCTGAGACATAGAACCAAGAACAGTATTAACTGCTGCTTGAGTGTTGCTGTTATTAGTCTTTGCTGTTGCCAAGTTAGTAGCTTGTGCTTGTACATTCTTAGGCGCACGAGAAGCTTTAGCACGTTTAACAATAGGAGCAATAGCAGCAATCTCTTTACGTAGAGCAACTGCTTCAGCCTGTACAGAAGTGTCACCAGCATCTAACTTAGTTTTAAGTGCTTGGAACTCTTTAATACGGGTATTAGCATCTTTAATGATCTGGCTGAAGTTCTCTTTAGCTACTGACTCTTCTAGTTTACCTGATTCAAGCATAGAGGTACGTGCTTCAGCGTCTTGCTTAGCGTCATAACCTTTAGCACCTTGTTCAGGCAGTGCAGTAGGATCATTAGCTTTAATAGCCTTTGAGTAGTTCACACCTGTCTTAACTTCTTTAACAGTATCTACCGCTTTCTTTGAAGTGTTTACAGTAGCTTTACCTGCTGATGCTAGTACTTGAGGAGTCTCGATAGCACCAGAAGTTGCTGCACCAGAACCTGCACCTAGTAGACCAGTACCAACTGATTGACCGATATCTACATCACCTTCACCTGCTGTTGCTGCTAGTTGGCCTAATGCATCTGCACCGCCCTCTGCTACAAACTCACCGGCTGCTGATACAGCTACACGACCTGTTGCGGCTGCTACACCTTTTGATGCTACTTTTTTACCTGTAACGGCTGCTGCAGTCTTCTTAAGGTTTGCTGCACCACCAGTCACTAGACGGTCACCTGCCAAGTCCATAAGTGCCTGTGCACCTGTTAACGCAGTGATCTTAGCTAGGTCTGATTCAGTAGGTAGAGTTCCGTTAGCAATCTCAAATGCAGTTACAGCTTCTTGTTGGTTATTCGCCCAACCAGATGCCATAGTCATCGGCATGTTGTATGCAGCTGCAAGCATGTACGGTAGAGACTCAACGGTAGATTGAGTAAGTGCACCGGGGTTGTTAATAAATAGATCTGTTAGACCAGTAACAACTTCACCAATTGAAGACTTGCCTGCTACAGCATCATCATAGATGCCTTTACCTTCTTCTACGAAGTCTGCACCAAGTTCTTGGTTAACGTAAGGTGCAAGTACACCAGTTACATCACTAATAGCACCACTCGCAGCAATCTGCTCCTCAGCCTTCTGAATGTTCGCTACTGTTTTCTGGTTGTCTTGGTACCACTTGTACTCTTCATCAGACCATACAGCTTCTGAACGACCTTGGAGTTGGTTGTACATAGCCATGTCTTCATCGCTAACACTTGCTAGGTTTAGACCCGCACGAATCTCTGAAGGCATTGAAACTATACCACCAAAGATATTACCAAGAGTATTAAGGGTAGATAGGGCAGTGTTGCCTGCGAATGCTAGAGGGCTGTTCAAGTCATCGAATAGAGTCTTGTCTTCTGGAGCATTGATTGCTGCAGTGAGTTCCTCTTTAGTACGTTCAGCTTCTAGGTAGAAAGTAGCACGTGAACCCGCTTCCATTGTATTGCCAGAAGCAATGTACTCTTCAAAGGTTTGATCCAATGCAGAGAACTGCTCATTAGTCATGCCGGCAGCTTTGAGTTTGTTGTTGTGAGAAGTCTCAGCCATCTGTGCCATCTTCTCAACGTTACGAGCCTCTAACTCAACCATCTTATTATCACCTGTAGTAGGTATAGTGGTTTGAGAAGTGATTGGAGCAATCTCAGGGTTGTTCATTAGGTTGAACTCTGCTTCAGCTTCCATAGGGGCACCTGCGTTACGCATAGCATTAGCTACACGTTCCATACGTTGTTGGATTGCTGGGTGTTGAGTTGTGCGGTACTCGTCGTTGTTTAGAAACTCGTCGGCAGCCTCAGCGTATTTACCTTGATTAAACAGTGCTCGTGATTTAGGGCTTTGGCCCAAATCGCCACGGTACATAGCTGAAACCAACTGTGCTTGAGTATCTACGTCTAGAGAGTCAAATGCAGGGATCAGATTACGTGTCTGTTGAGTCTTGTCTGCGATAGCTTCCTTAGCTGACATACCTGAGTATTCACCTGTCTGGCCTACGCCAGTTGTGGTAATACCCTTAGTGTCTGCATACGGAGCATCAGCATAACCTTCCTCTTCTACAATCACACGCTCTATAGGTGAAAGAGGGCCTTCCGCTAGTTCAACTTGGTTGACTGCTTCGGCCCCGTGAAAGATATTTGCCATAGTATTGTTTCCTCTTAATTAAGAACTGACTATATTAGAGGAAAATGGCATTTTTAGAAAGAAAAACTCTTTAAGTTGTTCGCTTTAGTGTCTCGATGCCATTTTTCGAGGTTTTCACGTCCCGTTTGGATATCTGAACTTAACTTCTGTTGGAGCACATTCTGTAATGAAGTACGTGATTCTGCGTTCTTTTGGTATGTATCCATACGCTTCTGGTGGAAGGTTAGAGAGTCTTTAAACTTTTTAGAATCCAAAAGGCTACTATCAAATAAGAAACCTACCTCACCTAGACCAACCTCCTGTAATGCCTGTGCAACTACAAAGTCATTATCATAATCCTGACGTACTTTGTTGAAAGTGTTAGAGGTTTTCTCACGGTCACCCGTATCTTCAATACTCCCATATAATTCATTCAAGATACTACCTAAACCACCACCAGCTTCAAATGTATTCAAATCTAATGAGGTCTGACGTACCTGTGGGTTACGTTGATCAAATGCCTCTAATTGTGCACGAATGTTCTGTTGCCCTGATTCCTGTAGGCCATTGAGACTTGCCTGCATACCTTCATACTCTAACTGTTGGTCACCATCCAAAGACTCCGCAGTGTTACGTACATTACGAATAGATTCAATCTGTTTCATTGCTTGGTTAGGGTCTAAGTTATTAGCCTTACTCATTTGCAACGCTTTACTCAAGAACTCGTTCTTATTCAAGTCGGGGTTCATACTAAGGTCTAAAAGATTATGCTGAAACTCTGCATGAGTTGAAGCCTTCTGTTTATCTGCTACACCCTGTGCTGACTGAGCGAGACGGTCGATACCACCTGTAATGGTGTTACCGGCTGCTACCGCTAAGTTGTTACTTGCGTTAAAGTTAGGGGCACTAACTGATTGCCATGTAATTGCCATTATCTACTCCTTATCGTGCCAATGCAGCGTCACGTTCTTCTTGACGAGTTACCTGACGGTTATAGTCTTGTAGGCGCATATCATAATCTTGTTGCCATGCGTTACGTGTAAAGTTGAATTGATCTTCAGCTAGACCTAACTGTTGGAAGCCCATGTATGTTTGACCAATACCTGATAGTGTATCCAAACCTGTAGCCAGTCCTTGCATTCCACCAATGGCATCCCAACCACCACTTAATGAATCACCAACTCCACTTAGGAAGCTAGTCTGTTGAGGGTTAGTACCAACACTTGCGATATTAGGGTTACCTACCCATGAACCGTCGGTATGGTTACCAATAGCTTGGAAGATACTTGGATCAGTACCTACTGTGCCCGGGGTAGCAATACCACCTTGGGTCTGTGGTGCAAACAATGCAGGTTGAGTACCCGGAGATACTGATGTTGCAGTCTGCGGTGCAGCAAAGTTGTTATTCTGTGGTGTCCAGTTGTCCGTCTGGGGGATAGCAGTAATAGGTGCAAAACCACCGGGAGCAGGGACAGCACCACCGCTCGGGGTAATAACACCTGTACTATTCTTGTATGCGGGTACAGCACCCGGGACACCTTGGTACGCACCTTCTGTTGGTTGGACAAAGTTTGTATCCCACCAGTTAGAGACACCACCAAAGAATCCGTTATTATTAGTTGCCATATATTATTTCCTCATGAGTTGTTTGTATTACATTAATTAACTAGTTAAGTAATAGATTCTAACCTGTATACCTGCTAAACACCATCCTCTGTATCTTCATACCCCATAAAGCGACTAACTGTAGGCAACGTCAAAGCATTATCTACATAGTGCTCAGGGACCGAAAGAACACCTACACCAATGTTACCTGTGTGTATGGTTCGATTGAAGTATTCTTCGGGAACCTCGTTAGGTATAAAGATGTTACCTGCGTTAATGAAATCATACGCATTAAAGAAGGTATCTGTATTTAACTCCTCAAAAGCCTCATTCAATTCCTTATCCAATGCTGCTGCTTCTTCTGTCCATGTAGCCATGTCATCCGCTAACTTCTCCATATCTGCTGAGAGTGAAGCATCTGATCCCATTACAAAGCCTGAGGACGCTGTCATAAGGTTTTCCGCACTAAGGATACCAGTTGCATCACCTACCATGAAAGACGCTACAGCGGCTACGATGGCAAGCAGAATACCTATCTCTATTCCTAGAACATCAACCAACATCTGAAAACCATACTTAATCAAAGAGGATATCAATACTGCCTCTACCAAGAATAGTACTGTAGCTGCTATCCCTGCCTCCAATGCCGCCACAAAGGCACCACCTACCCCAGTAAATACCGTAATAACAACAGCAATAACAATAAGTACTACCTTGAACCAGCCCCTTTGATACCATTTAAGTTTCTTCTTCTCATAACAGTTGAATACCAACTTAGCCGCTTCTATATATAGACGTTCCCTATCAAATAGAGATCCTGCATTTTGAGCTTCAAAGTAATCCAAAGGTACTATGAAATTGTAATTCTCTTCGTCGGCACTGTCCTCTAAGGTAGTGATCACTGTATGGTTTTGGTATACAAAGTTAATGTGTACCGGGTTTACTACTGTAATCTCACGGTACATGCCCGGGTCTGTAGGCGCCCGTAAGTACATAATGTTACCTGAGTATTCAACCTCCACTTCATCCAACTCCCCTACTTCGTCCGATGATGTACAGGAATCAAATGTTAGACGTATCTTGTAGTACTGTGCATCCCTAACTTCAATCTCTGATGACCCAATAGTACTGAATGCCAACTTCTCAAAGAAGTCGAATAGGTAAGTCTTACCCGGTTTAGTGTCACTGCGTATATCAATACCAAAGATTATGTAAGAGTGGTCAATGCTATCTACGTCTTCATTACCTGTAATCTCTCGTGCTATATCATCAAAACCTATCCTAAACTTTTCACATAGCTTCACACTGGTACGATACAACTCAGTATCAGGTACTATCTTCTGTCCATTCTCATCATATATGAATTCCCCATCCTCTGCTTCAGGGCCCAAGTTAATGTTGTTCTCTCTCACCGGAACCACAGGCAAGAAAGGGCTATCTAAGTACTCTTCTACCACTACTTCGAGTTCAGGGATGGTATTTGTACCCAGCTCGTATATCCAGAAATCACTAGTAGGGGACACTGTGTCTTCTCTAGTATAGATTACTTGATAGTATTGTTTGGTTAGGTCTACTGGTACGGGGGAGTTTTCAATGAATGTTTTGTTCTTTGGGATACCATCCCTACTGTAGGTAAGTAGCATTTCTAACCCGGTATAGTTAGTCCAAGCAGCGTCAGATATTTCAATATCACTACCGTTAACCGGAGGATTAGACATGTATCCTGTAAGAGGGTCGCCTCCCCAGTTCTCATACGAATACCACCTAGCAAAATAATCTGGGTCAGGTGGGGCTATAAAGGCTGCATTTATAACAACCTCTGTACCTAACTCCTCAGAGATAACATCTTGTACTGTTTCGATATCGATCTCGGTAGTTACAACATACCCCTCAGGCAGTCCGTATACATACTCATCCCTGCCGTACTTAATACCAGAGTTAACTCGTACAGCTAGTCCGTTATGCATTGCCCCAAGGAGAGAAGAGTTAACCGATTTATGATCACCTACCTCCCTCTTATGGCATATAGAGGAAATAGTGTTCTTAGTTGGATTACCTGATATATCATTTATGTTAGTAGCATATGAGGCTACCGATATTGCGTATTTTCCCATAGATATAAAAAAGGAGGCTTTCGCCTCCTTCCTCCATTAATTCATCAACCTTTAATTACCGTTCTAAGGGAACGGAGTATATGTACCTAGACCTGCGTTAGAACGCAGTTCACCTAACATACTATCCATGTTGGTTTTAGCTACGTTATCTGGGGTAGCTTCTGCAGCTACATCAGCACTGTAGTTAATACCCCATACATCAGACAGGATACGTGCAGCTTTCTGTTCACCATCTCGAATGAAGCCTGCAGCTTGATTCTCGTATAGATCACGTTGTCGTCCCATGATACCAGTAACTGGTCCCTGTGAAGTAACATCCTTGGTTTGAGCTTCTTCAGTAATGATCTTCTGTGCAAGAATAGCAGCTTCACTTTCTGTCTTCTCTTTCTGAGCAGGAAGGATATTAGCTAGTTGGTATTCAGCAGTGTCATTCTGAGTAATCAGGATATCTTCTTGTACTTTAGCATTAACAAGATCTTGTTGTAGGTTAAGTAGTTGTTGTTCTGCTAGAGCAACTTGAGCAGCGATTAGTTCATTCTGCTTCTCTTGACCTTCAATCTGAGCACTAATTAGTAGTGCTTGGTTCTTAGCGATCTCTGCACCTAATTGCCACTGAATAGATTGGCCCATTGCAGTTTGGAGACCGTTGAGGTAAACCTGAGTGTACTCAGAACCTCGAATACGTTGTGCATCATACTCTTCCTTTAGATGCGCCTTGACGGATTTCATTAACTGATCAAAAACACCCTGACCATCAGGGCATCCATCGGTAATCTCAGCAAATTGCACTTCTTCTGCCATTACTCGTTACCTTCCTCTAATCGACCAGAGGCTTGTTGAGCCTTAGCTAAGTCAGCAAGCTCTTCTGCTGTTAGAGGGTCAAGAACCTCAACTGAGTATGCAGAGATGATTCGAGGAGCTTTGATCTTACGACCTTTGGAGTCAGTACTTGCGACAAATACCTGCACTTTCTTATCTCGAATAGTATTGAAGATAATCTGTGGAACGTGCCATTCAATACCGTAAGGAACATACTTCTTATAGAAGCCTGCAGTGCGGTTACCTACAGAGAAGATTTCACCGGGCCAGTCTTTCTTGTTTGGATCTCGCGTATTAATGATAATACGTACAAGCTTAGATGCTTCACGTCGCTTAGCTGTTGCTTCACCACCTTTGTCTAGTACCTTAATAGCACCATCGTTTACAGGGTCTGTAGTAGGAGTCTCTGCCATCTTTGCGTCCACCTTTTCTTTTAGTTTATCCATACCGATAGAAGGGTGGTAAGTCACACCTAGCATGTCTGCTTTCTTCTTAAGTGTTTGTAGTTTTAGATCTTCAGTTGTGTCTGTCATAGTGTATCTCTCTATATTAAATGTGTATGGGGATATACCCCTCAGTCAAAAGACCTCCCGAAGGAGGTCTCACTCACTAACTACTGATTACCAGCGAGCTAGTGTTTTGATTAGAGCTAGACGCTCTGGGCGTAGGATCATAGAACCGTAGTACCATTTGATCGACATGAAGCCTGTCTCACCGAACGGGTCATGCTTATCGCCTTTACCCGGCTTCTGGTGTTGAATCTTGAACTTCACACCTTTACCATCAGTTTGGAAACCGATAGTAGTGAAAGAACCTTCACCAACTACTAGCATTGGGTAAACATCGTAGTTACCTGCAGTTTCACGGAAACCTGGGTTAGTACCTACTGTGTCACCTGCACCAGCAAAGTGTTGCATCTCTTGCGCTACAACGATACGGAAGTGGTCGATAGAACCGATCTCACCTTTAAGTACCGAACCTGCATCAGCGTAGTGCTTAGTCTCGATAAGAGCTTTCTCACCGAAGTAGTCCGTTAGACGACGAAGAGTAGGGATAAGCTCAGAGCCTACAAACATTACCCAACCACCATCAACAACACGTGTGTCGATCATACGAGAACCGTTGATCATCTTAGTCTGTTTAGGTGTACGGTTGTTAAACATCTCGATACCCAGTTTAACGAAGTCATCGTAAGTTACTTCATCAACTTCAGCGCCTTCAGCAGACATCTCACCATCAGCCGTAGCATCACCAGCGAACATCACAACACCAGCACCGTAAAGTAGATCCATCTGGATCATGTCTTCAGTGATCTCGTTTGCACCACGTAGCATTTCACGGTGTACGTGCATTTCCAACTCTTCATCAGAATCGAAATCTAGAGACTCTTGAGTGTACTCATCGAAGAAGCCGAACTTCTCGATAGAACCTTCAATCTCAATACGACGGAAACCAACTCGGTTTACACGACCACCGTGCTCAGAAAGAACAGGTAGTTTAGCAGAGATCGTACCAACGTCTTTGCTTGAACCGTATAGGTTACCAGTTACTGGGTAAGCTTCAGACTCGTCTACGAAGAAACCTGCAGCGATTGCTGTAGCTTTAATTGCAGCGTAGTCAATACCACCAAAGCCCATCTCTGTTAGTACAGAAGCTGCTTTCGCCTGTGCGTCTGTTAGAGCAGTACCAGCATCTACACCTTCACCTTTAACAGTTTGGCCATGCATTTGACCCGGCTTATGCGTAAAGTTACCTGCACCTGCCCAACCGATATGAATAGTCACACCTTGATTTACAGCAGCACCAGTAGCATCGATACCTTGGTCGTTTGTGTTTCGGTCATCTAGCAATGGTAGATAATGGAAACGTTTAATAGTCTTACCAAAATGCTTAGGCATTGCTTCTGCGTCAGCTAGTGGTGAGAATACAGCGTCTTTAACTACTTCAATCAGAGCTTTCTTTTTAAAGTAATCAGTACGGATTTGTGGGCCAATTGAACTATCATTGCCGTTACCGTATTTACGTTGGTCCACATTGTATGGGCCAGTGTTTGGAACTTCTACAGCCATAAGGTATCTCCTTAAATATATTTAGACATCAAGTTCTTCTCAAAGTCGGCATCACTCATGTTTAGGATGTCCTGAGGAACTTGATTTGATGTAGCTTTACTTCGAGTTGAAGCAGCAGCTTTTCTACGAGTTTTACGTTGTGTATCTTTAGGCTTTGCAGCCACATTAGGTTTAGTAGCTGAAGGGGCAGCTGGTTGTTTATTAAAAACACCTGCGGCATTCATCTGATTACCAATATGATTGTACGCTTCAAGATCAGACATTCCTGCAGGGATACGGTTGAACATACGCTCACGTTCGACTTCTGTAGCTACTTGTTCGTAGATACCGTTGTCCATGTGTGCTTGTAGTCCTTGCATCATTGAAGGATTGCTAACGAGAATCTCTTTAGAGGCTCTGTCCCACTTAGTGCTTACCACATCAATTACTTTCCGTCCTGAAGATGACTGTTCTAGAGTAGTCAGTGCTTCGTCGAGATCTAATTGGCTGTCGTCTACAGTGTAAGTATTCGGTTTATAGCCTTCCGAATTCTCTGGTTCAATATCCAAAGGGTTAATACCACTTTGGTGAATGAGCTTATTAATAGCATCTGGATTGTTTTTTGACAAGTCAATCAAGAAGTTTATTTTAGATTCTTCTAATAAACCTGCGTTCTCCAGCATTTTACCAATCTTACGTAGTGGTTTGATCTCAGCCATACGAGCATTGTAACCAATACCCATTTGAGCCAATCGACGTAAATCATCTGGTGTCTTGATAACTACATCTTTACCATTACCGCGTAAAGGAGCCATCAATACATCATATTTAGCTTTGTAATCAGAAGTGTCTTCAAGAGTTTCCTCTTCTTCAACTTCTTCTGTTTCTGTTTCTAGTTCTTCTTCTTCGAGATCAGGTTCACCAAACACATCGTAAGGGTCTTCCTCCTCCTCTTCGAATACTTCTAGATCTTCTTCCTCTTCGGCTTCCGGTTCTACTTCCTCGGCAGGAGCCTCGTCAGGAACCTCAGCCTCAGGGAAAGGCATGTTTAAAATATCATCATCTGACATACTTAAAAAATCTTCCTGCTCCACGGCAGAAGAGGGCTCTAGGCCCTCGTTCAATTCACTCATTACTCATCCGCTCCTTCCGCTCGTAGTTCTTCCAATTGACGGGTCGCATCTTCTAACGTCTTCTCAGCTAGACGACCTTTTTGGAATACACCTGATAGAAATTGACGGAAACGTCCGATCATTTGCATATCAAGGATAAGGTCCTTTTGTACTACATCTTCTTGCATAGAAGGATCTGATAGCAGCAACACAAGGGACTTGGAATAAGAGTCAAAAAGTTCATCTTCGATGATTGCTTTAAAGTCACGATTCTTATTTAAACGATCTAGTCGTTCCATTAGTTTTACTGATTGCTCTGCTTGTTCTTTAGTAAGCTCGATTTGTTGAATATCTGACATAGGTATCTCCTAGGGGTCTGGGTAATAAGTGTTACCCCTCCGAGTTAGAGGGGCTAATTAAGTTAAGGGTTAGATTCTACATCCTTAGATTCGTTTTGGCTACCCTTAATCGCTTCCATTAGTACATCACGTTGTAAATTAGCTTTAGCTTGTGCGCCTTGCTTCTGCATGTCTCTTTCATGCTGTACTCCAAGCTCATTCTCTACGTACTGTAAGTTCTTAAGATCTGTATCAGCTTCGATGTTACTAGTTCTAGCAACTGTCTCACCTGTCTTAGCTTCTTGTAGTCCTGTATCTGATTGAAGCTTAGCAATCTCCAGTTGAACCTTAGAGTTCTCTAGCTGTAGTTTCTGTAGTTCTAACTGTTGCATCATCTGCTGTACTGGGTCAGGTTCAGGTTGGTAATCACGTAGACGTTTAGCCAAGTCTGGCATCTTACGTAGGTCTGCAATGTCAGCCATAATCATGTAGACCATCTTAGGGTCTGTATTAGGTCCTACAGTCTGCAACATGAATGCTAACTCTTGTGCTTTAGAATTGTCTTCTTCAACCGTGGAGATATCTAATACTAAATCATACTGTCCTGCAAGATCTTCTCGCTTAATAGCAATAAACTTTTCATTAGTAACTCGAATGATCTCTTCATCTTCTAGGAACTCTTGGTTCATTGAGATAATCTTCTGACCTATCTTTTCAATAGCTGCGCTAAGTCTACGCAGGATTGCAGTCTCTCGTTTAGACGCTGCATCTAATACGCCACGAACTTCTGCTGCTGTACTCATACCATCTACTGTTGCACCGTATGGACGTACACCTGTCAATGTCTCTGCTTCATTCTGTTGAAGTTGAATCATGAACTGTGCAGACGCTGGAATCTCAGCAAACTGATGCATGTGTACACCTTGACGGGGATCTACTGTTTGGTTGAACTCATAGTCTTCACCATTAGCAAACTTACGTCGGTTCACAACATCAAGCATATCCTTTCGCATACCAACTTGACCATTTGCACTACGGGCCATGATATCAATCATTCCACGAGTAACAGCACCAACAATCTTCTGGTTATCTTCAAGTAGTTCACCGTCCGGTTCACCATATAGAGACTTACGTACAGGTAAGTACTGAGCACTTACAAAAGGAATCTTCTTATCTGGGTATGGGTTCTCTGCAAGACGAATCAACGTATCACCTACCCAGGTAGCAACAATCGGTTCTACTTCACCAGTTCCATTGATATCCCAGTAGCCCCAATACTCATAAGCTACTATTCGTTTACGTGGCTCATCTTTAAACTGGAAAGAAGAATCATCATTAGAGTCATAGTCACTATCTGCGGCATTTAGTACAGAGCTTGAACTAGTCATAACCTGATCCAAGTTCTCATATACACCTGCTGCCTCTAACTCAGCTTTAGATGTTTCGAATGTATACACAGCAAACTTAGCTTGGTCTAAGTCACCATTACATGAAGGGTCTACAACTAGGTTATTGTAGTCAACTACTTCAATAGTAGGTTGATTCTTTACTAGTTTGGTTTCTGTCTCAATACGTACATCCACCTGTACTGCTGCAGTCGGTACACCAAACTCTTGAGAGATCTGCAGTGCTTCTCGCCACTCGTCGGGAATATGTGAAGGAGGTAACTGAGTATAATGCTGTAATGCTGCCATCTGTTCAGGAGTCTGTGCAGGTCGCATCTCATATACAGGAACTTCAGTCTCTACCTCTTCCTCTTCTGATTCCCAACCTACTCGTACAAATACAGTACCTTCATCTACTGCGGTACGTACGAACTCATCAATAAACTGTACTTTGTTTAGTTGTGAATAGAACTGGTAGTTCAGGACCAATTCATTCTGTCTAGCTGCCTCAGAGTCTTCAAAGGTACGAGGTGTAAGGGAGAACATATCACTAGTTGATAGGAATGGTTCCGATAGTGCTGGGTATCTCCATTCATTGTTCTTACGGATTACTTTAGGTTGAATGCCTGAACGATTAGGATTGCAATCAGGTTTAGCATTACCGGTTACGTTTAGATTGTCTAACCAGCGGGTAACGTTGGCTGTATGCATGTCTTTAGCAGGCTTGGCATCTAACCAATCCTGTTTTAAGTCAGAAACAGAGGGAGCATTTGACCACCCAGTGTCTATTTCTACCTCATACATACCCAACTCCATTTCTTGAGTTTCGCTCATAAATTTAAGGCCCCCTGCCTTTAAGTGTTGAAAGAATTTTAAATTAAGCTTATCTTAACTCCATCGCCCCTGATAAGGAAACTATAATATGACTAAACGAACCCAAGCTGATAAAAATACTCGTGCAAAGAAAGTAAACGAGTCATTTAAGGCTGCAACCGCACTAGCTCCACAGAATGAAGTACAAAGTCGCTACATGAATGCTATTAAACATACTCCTATTACTATCGCTACTGGTCATGCCGGTACAGGTAAAACCTATATACCTACTCGATTAGCTTCGCTATGGCTTAAACAAAAAGGCATTGAGAAGATCGTACTGATTCGTCCAGCTGCATCTGCATCTAACTCTCTAGGTTTCTTTAAAGGAACCAAAGAAGACAAGATGCTTCAATGGCTACAACCTATCTTAGGTACACTACGTAAAGAGTTCTCTCCCGGCCAACTTGAGTACATGCTTAACGAAGAGATCGGTATGATTGAGTTCTGTCCACTTGAGACCGCTAAAGGTAACTCATGGGATAACGCTTTTATCATTGTTGATGAAGCAGAGGATTGTACCTTAAAAGAACTTAAAACCCTAATGACACGTATTGGTGAGAACTCAACAATGTGTATCTGTGGTGATGTTAATCAAGTAGATATCGCTAAGAGTGGTGTTAAAGAGTTTCTTGAACTACGTAACAAGAGTCGCCTACTAAAAGATACTGTACAACATGTAGACTTCTGTGATTATGACGACATTGTTCGTTCTGAAGCAGTTAAAGATATCATCATGGGCTGGGATGAGGCTGAAGGTCTCGTGGAGTTAGATTATGAACGAGTGGCCTAACTTTTCAGATGCAGAACTTAACTGCCGTTGTTGTGGGGACGCTAACCCTAACTTAGAGTTCGTAGAACTTATGGATATTGTACAGGACATGAGAACTGAACTAGGTTTCCCACTTGCTATCTCATCTGGGTATCGCTGTAGTGAGCACCCTGAGGAAATTAAAAAGAAGAAGCCGGGACAGCATAACATTGCTGCTGTAGATATTAAGGTAGATCGTGAGAAAGCACACCAAGTATTGGAGTTAGCTTTTAAGAAGGGTTTTACCGGTATTGGAGTTAACCAGAAAGGTAATGCTCGGTTCATTCACTTAGATATGCGGGAGTTTAAAACCGTGTGGTCTTACTAAAAAAGAAGCCTCCAGTTACGGAGGCTTTTTTATTACTTACTGGCTAACTTACCTTCCATTTTTGCTAAGGTAACATTGAGTGCATTAACTCCTTTAGCTAGATTCGCCATTATAGGTTTTAGCTCGCCTATACCATTCTCATTTGCCACAATCCTTTGTTCTAGTACAGGCATACCCTCTACTTTACGATCTACACTCTTAACGTGTGCAGCTATTTCGTATACCTCAATTTGTAAAGCTTTCTGGTTTGAATGTATAGATGTATAAACGCTTACTGCACTGCCCATAACAAGAAGTAATGTTAAACCATTAGTCTTGAGCCATTCGTTCATACTTACTCCTTATGGCCTAGAGCCTTTCTTACACTCGCCATTGCTTTATTATCAACATCCGTATCAGTGCGACTAGCAATGATGTCGCCAAAGTCCAGCAGCAACTCTACTGCTGTTTCAGGCTTAAGCAATTTACCAATCACATAGCCTCCCACATTTTTTAAAACTCCTAGTAGTAATCCAGTCATAATTGTATCCTCATTTAGTTGAAAGTGTTATTCACCCCGTTATAGGTAAATAGAATCTTCTGTGCATTAATTGATGCACTAGCATCTCCTGTAAGTGTAATACTAGTATTAAGTGTCAATTCTACATCCCCTGATCCTTGAGGTATAGCAGTAAATAACCCTTTTGTTAGTGATCTATTGTTACTAGATATTGTAGAACTGTCATCTACTACGCCATCTAAAGCAACATCTACTACTACAGTAGCTGTACCAGTACCTTCAACAATCTCCACTTCCATAGATGAAACAGAAACAACATAATCCTTTTCTGAACTCTTAGAAATAGTATAAGACTTACGTACCGTACTAGGGTGTGCACCGGTTACTAAAGGTAAAGAGAATATATCAACATCCCCTACAACCCTCTCTAGTATTACTGGTTCATATGGTTCCCATTCCCATGCAACACCTGTTGTGTTAACAAAACGTCTAGTCTCTTGTACCCCAGTATCACCATCTAAATACAGGGTAACAGTATCAAACTCTTGCGGTGCACCTGATAGGAACTGTTCTGCAATCTTATCACTCCATACTTGGTCCCAACCTACAATGCCAACAGATGTTGATGCACTACCACGGAATCCAAATGGACCTCTAAATGGTAATAGCTCAATATTAGTAACAGGGCCCCAATCACCAACAGTAGGAGTAAACCCAATCTTCTGCGATACGTGGGTGATAGTCCCGGGAGCAAAGGAAGCCGGGTTAGGATTCCAACCATTTGCAACACCCTCTAGGGTAGGTGGAGGAGGAGTGGCTCCAGAGTAATAAGTCGTATAAAAGTAGTTACCTTCAATAAGAGGTGTACCGGTAATATTAGATCTACCATCTGATGTAGCTAACACCCAAGCAGTACCATCAAAAGTATAATAAAGATTGTCCGTAGTGTTCCTATACAGCCAGTTATAGCTAGGAGAGCTAGGATTGGTATCAGAGTCCCCCTTCCATATATAACTGCCTCCTACAGGGCCTGCAGGGCCTACATCACCCTCTCCTGTACCTACAAGTATTTCCCAACCTCCGTAGAAGTAGTGATAGCTAGTGCCATCCGAAGTATTGTAATAAGTATCCCCTTCTTCAGGAGGTCTACCCAACTCTACCTCTGTAGGATCTTGAGGGAACTGACCTACCCAGTTAAAACCTGAACCGTCTTCCCCGGGAATACCCTGAGGACCGGCTGGACCTACTATTGAATCGCCATCTACACCAAGTATCTGACTCCACTGATATACAGTGTAATCTGATTCATTTGGGTCACCTCCACCTTGTATAACCAACTGGTTATGTGCAATACCAATATATCTGTAACCAGATTCATTAAACATATCCTCAGGAGGTGGAGTAATAGAGTCTGCATACTTAATCCAAGTATATCTATCTACTCCCGGGGGACCCTCTGGGCCTGTACCTCCCGGACCTATTGGTCCTTGGATACCTTGGAAACCTCTTGGGCCTTGCTGCCCATCACTCCCCGGAGGACCCGGAGGACCTTGTAAGTAAGTGCCATTAGGTTTAATACAGTCAGTGGGCTTCTCGTAGTTAATACCCAGTAATTGAGGATCATCATTACCACATACAAGTACATCGGGTTCACTAACAACAATATGAGTACCCTCCTGTACTACTAAATTAGACTCCCCTTGAGGGGAGTTAGTTATGTTCATTCCCATATGATTACTCCGTAATTACAGGGCACACATTGATTTTACCCTTAACCCAGATATCAATATTAGTAGGGTCTGCAATCTCTGTACGTTTAATATCAAACAACAGACAAGCAGTTTTGTTATCCCAAAGCATCGTGTCCTCGGGAAGGATCTTAAAGACTACTACGTCATAATCAGTAGAGATTGGGTTACCAAGCTCATCAAGACCTTCAATGGTTACCGTCTCTATAGTGATAGTCAAAGTGTTAACAACAGGCTGGCCATAGTCCAACTTAACTAGACCCTCATAGGTATAGAGGTTTGGATCAATGGGAGTATAGGTACCATTAAGAATTCCTTCTTCAATCTCTGCAATGGTAGACCTCGGTGGAACCAACTCTTCAATGGAAAAGAAGTTGGGTGATATAAGCGTAGCGCCTACATCAGCATCAATAGATACTTTAATGCAATCTGACATAAGTGTTCTCCTTGGATAAAGGGGGTAGTATACATTACCACACAAAGAAAAACCCCATAACAATGTCATTGTGGGGTATTGCAAAGTTAGTGCCTAGGTGGGGTTTTATGTAGTGGAGTGTTGAGGTATGAAACCATAACCAAATCATTTACATACTTGGTTATGGTTTAGTGTTAAACATCACGAGAATAGAATAGGTTAGCGAAATACCGTGACATTGTGAGAGTGTATAGCTATTACGTCATTAACTTCCAGTCTGTGCCACTCAATCCAATAGCCTTGTAAAAATTTAGGTTTATAGTGTCTAATAATTCCTCACCAACATAATTCGGTGGAATATTTGGAACCCCCGTGTACATTCTATAGCCTGTTGAGTCAGTTCTCCCGTCAAATTTAATACTCCAGAACAGCGGATTAAATGGGTTAGACTGAATAGTTCCGAGATCTATATCAGAAGAAAACCCGATAACCCCCCTTTCTCCGTTAGCACTAGCTCTAGTACCGGCTATAAACCCCACTCCTGACAGACTCGCAGTCCCTGAAATTAGAACGCTAATATCGGCTGTTGAATAATCAGAGTTAACAAGGGCTCCTGTTGATGTTAAGAAATCAATTAAACCTTCGAAAATAAACGTTGACCTACCCTTTGCGTTAAAAATCCCTTTATTCGATCCTGTTGCAACATCGACAGTGCTTGAGCATTTAACACTGCTATTTTCAAACGTGAGCAGTCTATAGTTTCCGTCAGTCGGCTTGCCGAATATTGGATTATCTCCAGTCGTTGACGTGTCTGCTGTTATAGTTATATTTACATTTGCAATATTTCTAGCAACTGATAAATCAGCTAATGAGTAGTTACCACCTCGTGCGAGTATGATCGTGTAAGTCCCAGCTCTAGTGCATCTCGACAATGCCTCTTCGATTGTTTTCAGAGGTAGTTCGTGAGAGTAACCAAGCCCCGCGTCTGTCGGCACAATGTTAACACCAGCTGGATCGGTGTAATCAGCGTCAGCTACAAAAAACCTGACAACTTCTTCGGATTGCTGTGGCAGTATCACAGCAGGGTTGTACACGTCACCGAGCACTGGTCTGTGCCCACCTGTAACTATCACTGAGCCATCTGCGCAGCCTGAAACCACTTCTATGAACTGCTTTGTAACCCTGTATCCACCAGTGTCCTGTGAGTAAACAGGTGGACCCTGATATGTCTGGGTCACTACCACACCGCCAGGGTAGGTTAAATCCTTAACACGCAATCCGACCGCGTTGAGCGGTTCACCAGCTGGAGCTGTTGACGATAATCGTGGGGATTCGATTGCTACAGTTGACGAGTATATATCGAAACCGATCTCTGTAAAATTTTCATGATAACTATCACCAACTGTCAACCCGTAACAGTTTGATATAATATAGCTTCTTTCCCAACTTTCAGTTAATACATTTTTAAAATTTATATGCCCTACATCTGTCGAGCTAATACCAGTTGAAAAACCTTGGTCATCTATAGCACCTTCAAATATCTTAGTGTGATCTATTGGTCGTTCTGGTGGGAAGCCGACACCTGCGGAACCAAAGCCGCTTATATAGCAATTCTCAAACGTCGCCCCTGCGTTTGCTCCTCGTATGTGCAACCCGCGACCGCTCGAACGTGTAAAGATATCTTTCCATTTTGCTGCCCAGCTTGCAGACTGCATAATAGCTATAAGCGGTCTGCCGACAACTGCTACATTTTCAATCACAGATGTTGGTGAACCTGCCACTCTCAATCCACAAAAAATAGCCTTACCTTCGTCCATAGATATTGTTATATTTCTGATAACAACTTTACCTAGCGAGATCTTGCCACTATCAATGTCGGACCCCAATATCTCACCTTGATTTGTGGATCTGAGGCCTGTGGTATTGTCGAATCCTACAGTATCAAGACAGATCACCTCTGCATCCTGTGGCAAGTCGTAATACAGGTTCGCGCAACCGTGTTGATTCCACGTTTGAACTGTAGGCGAACCCCATCTAGCTTGCGTACTTTCTTGACCTATAAGCGACACTCCATGATTTAGGTATAAATTCTCAGTAAGTCGATACTTACCATTTGGAACATATACTGTGCCACCAGATGTTTGATAGTAACCGCTATTAAAAAAGTTCGTGCCAATGGGGAAGCTATCAAATGGAGAGGCGAACAGGAGAGCAGCTTTAAATGCAGCAGTGTCATCTGTAACCCCGTCACCAACAGCCCCGAAGTCCTTAACGTTAATAACATCAGAAAAGCGATCGCTCAGAGTTCTAGGAGTAGTAGAACCATCAGCAGTGACTTTGCCCAGTCCAGCATTATCAATCGTCAGTGCATTAACCAAAGCCCACCCATCATCACTTGAAGGGTCAGTTGGGATTGTAATCGGGAAAACTTGAACTTGAACTGGACCATACCACTCACCGGAATCATCTGGGTATTGGTAAGAGTTCAACTTATCCGACTCTGGGAGCTGCTGACCAACTACATCTGAAATATTTCCAATTCTTTTATATACAAACTGTGCTCGGAAGGTAGCTTCAAAATCTTCTAACGCTGTATCCGCAGCATCGGTAGCACGGTCCGCTTCAGTTGTTGCTCGAGCTGCTTCAGCTTCCGCCCTATCAGCATCCTGCTCTGCAGCATTAGCAGCATCAATAGCCTGAGCTGTATAGCTAGGTACATCAATGATCTCTTGTTCAATACCTGCAACAGTGACTACTTCATTACTAATATTTGCAACAGTAGTAACAACACCAAGGTTATTAGCAACCGTTACCACGTCATCAATATTATCCACCAAGGTGTCTAACCCGTCCTCAGGAAAGTCTTCGCCTAGTGCATCTGCAACTGTCTTAACATCTTCAATGTTATCTGACACATTCTTTACGTGATCATAAGCAGTACCAATGTACTTATTCACTAGGGCTGCACTTGATGTACATGTACTCTTATATCTGTTTATACCCATCCGTTACCTCCAATCTGTTCATTAGTCCAATTTTCTTTAGCAACTACACCTCGTAGTTCCAATTCCATACATAGAGCTTGATACTCCTGCATCTTAGCAAAACCTGTCTGCACACCTTCTGGACTACCAATTGCTGAATGAGCCAATGAAGCTACATAAAGGATTAGTGCTCGTACTAATACAACAGGTAACTCCACTTCAACATCTTCTGGCTTGTACTGGCCTAGATCGATAGTCGGGTGATCTGCTTTGTAGATAACTGCCATAGCGTTATCCGCATACGGGTAAGGCACCTGAACAATGTCATATGCTGGTGTATAGATCGAGTACTTCTGGTTGCCGTAGTTGAGGTATAACTCATTACCTACTTCATCGTAGATCTCTTCAATGCTTATAATGTCTGACTGAAAAGGACGCTCCTTAGTATCCATAATCCACTTGTATGGTTCAGTAGATGTTAGATTACTCTCTGCGTACTTATAGCGTAAGACGTATTCTGTAATATGGTCGAACTGTTGTACAACCACTTCATTCTGTTTCAGTGGAAAGCGTGTGTGTAGGTCAGTAAGTCCTTGCTTAACAAAGCTAAGCACCTCATCACTATACTTAGGGTAGATACCTCCACACTCTTTGCCCCCTACTTTTAAGTTTGATAGTTCCCCGTAGGTTAGGTAACTAAATAATTCGGATAATTTCATAATAACCTCTTATAGTGTATTTATTAACAACCTGAGAGTATACCTCTATACCACGTAAGAAGACATACCTCTGTCGTAATCATCGCCATCATCATCCACTTCGTAAATACCGTCTGTAAAGCTACCTGTGACGCTTTCAGAGGGTTTCCAAGGCGATAGTACTGATAACATGCTTATAGTGTCTGAGAAGTCGTCATGCTTCGATTTAAAGCCCTGTTTGGATACCAAAGTTAGCTCATTCATTGCCTGTGCAATCTCAGGTGAATGTTTACGTTCCTGAGGGAAGAAAACTCTATTCATTTTGAACCATGGAACTACTACTTGGAATCGATCTATCTTCTTCTGAGAAGGTACAGGACGAATACCCGGTTTGTTGGAGTTATTCTCTGAAGCCAATGCAAACCAACAACGTCTACGCATCATCTCATCTTGTATCCAGTTAATGAAGCCGCCTTGTTGACCACTTACTTCCACACCTACTGATTGTGGTTTGTACATCTGGGCCAAGCGGAATAGATCATTAACGTTCTTAGACATGTCCTGCTTCTTCACTACACCGTCTACCCAATACCAATCACCATTAGAAGAGTAAGCCCACACGCTAATAACTGAGTAGTCATTGTGCTTCTCTGCACCGGTTGCAAAGTCGGTAGTGATATAGAAGTTATATGCTTCCATATTACTTAACAGACTAGAGCGCTTGTACCAACTAATATCTGAATCAAGGATCAGACGGTCTTCATCCGACATGATTCGCAACATAAGCTCTTGGTTAAACGTATCTGCCTTACCAGTCTTAACTGCTGTAGAGTATTGTTCAGCTACATACTCGTAAGTGAAACGGTCAGGCCAACTACCTCTAAAGTCTTCCTTAGTACAAGGGAACTGTTCACACACAGGGAACACGTTTACTGCCCATGCACCAGATTCAACCGCTTTATACAGAGGATCCTTAGCGTTAAAGGGAGTACCTGACCAGATTATGATGTTATTGGCAGGGTGAAGTGCGTATGTTACCGCCTTATAGATTGTTGCCTCTACGTTCTCAATAACTGTAGGTGATTTAGCATCTTCATCCGAGAACAAGTCATCGAGAATAGCTAGTTGTGGACGTTTACCCATCTCTTTCGCACCACGAACACCTGTTTTAGCGCCATATCCTTTAACGATCATCTTAGTACCATCGATATTGTTGAATTCCCAACGAACATCAGTGAATCGAGTGTTAGGTACATAGTGTTTAAGGAAATCTGAGCTATCCCAACGGTGCTCTAAGTTCTTACGCATGTTCTTCACACCATTCTCAATGGAATCCGACACATATAAACAAAGATCGATCTTACCAAACCCCGGTAACTCACCATATACCGCTAGATACAGGAATAAGTACTCACCCATAACTGTTGTCTTAGCAATACCACGGTGACACAGGTTACAGATACGTCGTTTACCTTCAGTAATAGTGTCCAACATCTTGTAGTGTACTACTGGTGTCTTGTTCTCTTCCCCCTCAGCTCCATTTACCAGCTTGATAAACGTTACAAAGGCCAAAGCAAAGTCGCTAGGACAGTATGTTAGTTGGTCTTTGTAGACCACTTCATTGAGATAATCCTCAACAGTCTTCTGGTCAACATCTAAATCAAAAGCCATGGTGACACTCCCTACATCTATAGTTAAAATTTAAGTAGCCCCAGACTAATCCAATATCTGTACTACCACACTTAGGACATACTACTCGAGGTTCACCCATAAAGCATTGCCTCCAATTTAAGCTGATCAAATCGTTCCTCATCTACAGGGAATACACAGTAGTGTTCGCTAGGACCTAACATATGCATAGCATCTTTCCAGAAGTGGTAATTAGGGGCACCAAGATGATATACACCCTGGATATCCATATCTTTTAAAGGGTGAACCCAACCTTCGACTTCACCGTGAAGCTCTAGGGAACCATCTTCATATTCAAATACAAAGCTAATCATCATCAGCCTCCATAAATAATTCGTGTGCAGCTGAAGCAGCATTTATAGGTAGATCAAAGTCTACATTAGACTGAGCAGCCTCCCCGTATAGGGCAAGGTACTTGTTATGCTCCTTATGCAGTGAGTGATACTTCTTTTTATACTCAAGGTGTAAGGTGCGCTGAAACATTAGTTGGTGTGTAAGTCTATCTATAGCAAACTTAGCAGCAAAGCTCTTACGTACAAAAGGCCAGCATAGTTTTAACAATAAACTCTTCCTTCCAAAACACCTGTAAGATTCATAATCTTTAAATAACCTAGTCTGCAATTTCATCAAATTCTCCTTCAATAACTACCATGCGTTGTTCTGCAATATCTCTCGCACTCACTTCTTGTGACTGGAGCATAGCTCGCTGCTGAGCCACTAACTGAGCAGTAGTATCACGTAGGCTAGCAATAGCGCTATCTTCTTTAACTGCGATATCTAGTTCTACTTTCTGGATCTCTGGTGGACGTAACTCTTTAATCAAACAAGCAGCTGCATCACTACGTACCTTTTCTGAATGTGCAGTACGCATTAAGTGGGCTTGAGTATTAACAGCTTCTTGAAAGACATCAGCATTATAAATTGCAGCCGGAATCATCGCGGCCTCCCGAACCAAGTTGACCAACTTACTCTTATTATAAATACTAACAGCCGCGCTAATATCCTTAGCTGTCTTACCCATTTGGCCCCACTTCTTAGTCTTATCAGGGAACGTAAGAGCATAGGCTTCTTGATTCTTCTTACCTTGCATAGTAAATCCAATGTACCTAACAGCATTAACATAACTATCTAACTTAAACTTACCTTCTTTAAGTACATGGCTCATACCAATAATATTATCTCTAAACTCTTCTCTAGCATCATCGTTAGCAATAAGGTCATTAACCTTGTCCAACAATGCCGTATTAACATTCTTCTTCATCTGTGCAGGTAGTGCTGCTTTAAAATCCTCTTCTGTCATTTTACTCATTCGGGCAATCCTCAATAATAATCTGTTGACACTTAAGATATAGTAACCTTATAGTAAGTGCAACCAAACAATATGAGGATACACCCTATGATCGATCTATTAATTCCAAAAGCACCAACCAAAGACATCCCACTATTTTCAGACCACGGTGACTACCGTACAGGGTATATCGACTTACTAGAGCCTATTGAACAGCCTAGTGACTATGCACGTGAATTCGAAATCCTTCGTCAAGCACGTAAAGGTGACAAAGTATTAGTAACAATCAACACTCCGGGTGGTCGTCTAGATACGGCAGTACACCTAATCGATGCTATCGAACAGTGTAAAGGTCAAGTAACAGCACGCCTAGTAGGTGATGGTTTCTCAGCAGGCTCCCTAATCTTCCTATCATGTAAAAATAAACAAGTAGGTAAATTCGGCTCACTAATGCTTCACCGTGAATCAGGTGGTATAGTAGGCAAAGGCTCCGATACAGAGAAACAAATGGAGTACCAAAAGAAATACATGAACGAAGTCTACGCTGACATCTACTCAAAGTACCTAGATGAACGAGACATGGAACGTCTAATGGACGGTACTGATCTATGGTTCTCAGCTAACGAGACTAAAGCTCTTGTAAACAAAACCTACTACGAGGAGAAATAAATGAGTAAACAATTTGTAGCTAAACCAGTAAAAGTAGAGGCATTCCAATTCGGTACAGATACACAACCTCTATGGTTCTTAGCAGCTATCCGTAAGAAACAAATCCTTATCATGCCATCTAAAGGCCATATCGTTACTAAATCAGATGCAGGTAAGATTAACATCTATGATCCAGTAACCTTCAATGCACTATTTGAAACAGTCGCTCAAGCACAGGACCTAAATGGTGACGGTATCATTGATGAACGTGAAAAGGCTATTGCTACTGAAGTAGCCAAGAAGCGTAAACCACGAAAGAAAAAGGTAGAGGACAAACCAGAGGAATAATCTCTCCCACAAACTAAGCCCCAACTAAGGGGCTTTTTTTATACCTCAGGTATTTTGAAATTTTTAATTATTACGTACGCTAGTAGTACTATACCCCTTTTGCCTTTCAAAAGAAGAACCCCCCCCCCCCATTAAGATCAAGAGCAACCTCTACGAGGTTAAGATGAACAATCAATTAACTTACAAAGGAATACATTATGTTCGCATCAATCGGTCAACTATTCAAAGCTCTATTCATGCTAGGCTCAGTAGCAGAACGCACCATGGTAGGCTTAGACAACGTAGCTAAAGTAGGTCAAGCACATTCAACTAAGCTTCTACGTGACACCTTAGAAGACTTAGACCTAGACGAATCAGATCTAGAA